GGCCTCATATGGACAGAACCGTCACAAGCCGTCACACCGTCACCAGGCTCAGAACAGCAGGATCGGGCAACGAACGATGGAAGGCAGCAGGTCGCAAGGTCCAGTTCAAACCTGGCAGACCTGGAACGCGGCAGTGCATCAAGCAAGCACGAACCCGCGGCCGGCAATGTCGCCAGATCGCATGCAACGGATTGAGCGTGTGCTGGTGGCATGGCGGTAGATTGGTCAAAATCAAGCGTGGGATGAAACGCAGAAAGGCACGACGAAATGAGCTCTGGACCAACAAAGAAGCCACCAGCGCCCACGGCAGACAGAACGAGAGCGGTCCTAATGCGGGTAAAGGACGCCATGTTGGCGCTCATGGAGGATGAGGAGGCGGCGCCGACCGCGCGCGCGACCGCGGCGCGGGCCCTCGCCCTGATCGAGCGGGACGCACCGGACACGTCGGCCGGCATCGCCACGCCGCTCGACCGCGCGACGATCCCGGAGATCGACGCGATGATTGCAACGGAATTGCAACGGCGGGCCGAGGAGGGGTGAGATGTCGCTGTGCTGCAGCGCTATCCTCGATCTATGTCAGGATCGTGCGAGGAAGATGATGCCGCGCGCCAAGGTAGATGACCCATCGGCATGCAACACTGACGATGCGGCACCCTGGCCCCTGCCCCAACGGAAATCCGCCCCCTGGCACCCCCCGCGCCGGCCGCGGAAACGGGCGCAAGGCACCCCCACAAGTTTTTCATCCTGGCGTTTTCTGTCCCATCAATCTGGCGGTGCTCGTACGAGCGTCGCCAACTTTTCACCCCAGCAACGGAGACTGACATGAGCCTTGGCGAGGATCGCGTGCGAGTGAAGTTCAACCCGTCTGACGACACGATTGTGTCGGAGATCAAGCAGATGTCGGCGCGTTTGATTGATGCGTGTCATGCGATGGCTGATCGGACGGACGACCCGGAGATCAAGCGCTGTCTTTCGCTTGCGATGACGCATTTTGAGGACGCGGCGATGTGGGCTGTGAAGGCGGCGACGGCGCCGAAGGACTGAGCTCGGTGATGCGGGGTACTCTCTCGGGCAGCGCGCGGCTCGGGCTGAAAGGTGGCCTGCGGTCTGCATCACCAGTCGGATCATAACGTTCAAGGCCACCGTCGCGCGCATACTTTTTCGGCTTTGTCAGCCGGAGTTAGCCGCAATTAGCTGGAGTTAGCTAAACCGTTGGTGGGACATGGCAATTACACCTGAGGCGTTCCAGGCCCTGCAAGCGCTGCATGACGGTGCGCGCTACAACATCATGCACACGGTTGCGCGCGAGCTCATTGATGCGGGCCTGGCCCACGCCGGCTTTGGCATATTGGAGATCACGGAGGCTGGCCGCATCTGGGTTCGCCGCGGTGTTCAGCCTGTGGCTACGCGGTCCTACATTGTTGACGACGTGAATGTTGCGAACCTGGAGCAGGTTGAGCGGCTGGACCTCGCCTCGCAGGCGACGAATGTTAACAGCCCCCCGACGTCATCGGCGCCGCTGCAGCGTGACGACAGCGCGCAGTCTGGCTGGCACCCGCCTCTTGTGCTGCCGCCCGAGGCGCCGATGGACGAGACGTCGAGCTACATCGTGCACCAAGCCAAGGAGCACCTCCCACCTGCGCCGATGACCGACACCACGCTCGCCTGGAGCCGCGATCGCGCCGTCAGAGCCGCGGGTGCCGCCTCAGGGCAGACGGATCACTGGCCGCCGCCAAATTGGCTGACCACCTTCATGGACGCTTACGAGCATGCCGGCGAACAATGAGACGGGGCCTCTCCTTTCGCGCGCCGCCGCAATGCGCGCCTACGACAAGCTCCCCAAGACGCTTCGCGCCGAGATCGCGAACGCGGATCGCAATTGGTCGCCGCAGTACTTTGTCGAGGCCTACGAGCTCGGCGAGCGCTGTGGCACGCTCATCCGCACCATCCGCGAGGACCAGGCGACGTCGCGTGCGAAGACTTACCGGTACTACGAATTGTACACCGACCCTGCGAGGTGGACGCGATGAAGCACATAGACACTCGGCTGTTGAACCAGGCTCGCGCCGTCAAGCTTTCGCGGGGGCGCTATGATCTGAGCAACGAGCAGATCATCCAGGTGCGCCACCTGGCGAACGCCGGCGTGCGGCTCCCTGAGATATTGGAGGCGCTCGGCTGGACCGATCGGCCGGTCAATTACTGCCAGAAAATCCTGCGCGAGAAGTATCGGATCATTCCGAAGAGCCAGGCGCACTGTGTGCACCGTGGCGATCTGACGCCTTGGTATTGTCCGCCGAAGGAGTGGCGGCCGAAGACGAATGGCTCGAAGCTTCCGCGCTCGCGCGTCCCGATTGAGAAGAACACGATCCTGCGTTACCGGACCCGCATGAAGGTGTAGCGGCGCGGTCGCCTGATGGCGCGCATCACCACCCTGCCGAAGTGCCGGATCATGCCGCGTGGCCGTGCGCGGCAGACGCCGAGGCGCCTGCCGATCTCCGCATAGCTCATCCCTTCGGCGCGCAGCAGCCAGGCGTGTTCCTGGCGGGCGAGCCAGTACTCGCGATCCTCAGCGGTGATCTTCATTTCGGCCCCACCAGGATCACCGGCGGCATCGGGAACGCGGCGCTCCGGTGCCGCCACAGGTGCAGGCAACCGGGGTGGAAATTGACGTACTGGCTCTTCGCCGGATGGAATTGGACGACGACCTCGTCCTCCGACCAAAACAGGTCCTTCACGAAACACATCTCGCGCCAATTTGGTGGGCGTGCCACATCGCCGATCGACACGCTGACGTGCTCCCAACCATCGGCCGGCGGATCGTCATCATCGCCGCGGCTTCCGATGATCCTCAACAGCCGCCCGTTCGGGCCCATCACCTCGAACATGCCGTAGGCACCCCATCGGGGGTCCCCCTTCTTGCGACCAGCTTCCAACTTTTCCGGCAGCGTCTTCCTCATCGGTGTTGGTCCTTGATGGCTTCGCGGGTGTCATCGAGGGTGAAGGGCTCGATGATTTCGTAGAAGGTCATGCCGTGGACACGATCGACGACCCGCAGCATGTCGAGTTTGTGCAGGCGTTTGGCGCAATCGGTGCAGGTGAGGCGCGGCTTTCCGTCGAGCATGAGGAAGGTGATTTCGATCTTCTCGTTGTCGTTCATGCTATGCTCCGTCTGTTACCGGCACAGGAGCCGGCTTTGCCTAATACCCCGTGACTTAGCCCCGCCTCCGCGGGGCTATTTTCTCAACCGTTCACATCGTCAAGGCCGTTGGGATAGGCGCGGCGGTACAGTTCCTCATTGGAGAGGTGCGGGGCTATTTTCTCGTAGCCGAGCACGCGCCGCGCCATTGCAACCAGGTTGGTGTCGAACGTCGCCTTGGCTTCGAGCTCCTGGCAGAGCATCTCGACGGTGTCGCGCAGCATCGCGTTGCCGATGCGCAGAATGCGATTTTCCTCCATCAAGCTGGCGCGTTGATGCAGGCTGACATCGGCGATTTTTTCGGGATCGTCGCTCATTTGTCGGCTCCCAGTTCCTTGGCGACGGATCGCATGATTTCCTTCCAGGCGCGTGCGTGCAGCAGGGATGGCAGGGTGTCGTTGATGGATGAGATGTGTGCGGCGATGACGCGCAGGCAATTGAGGATGTCGCGGTCGAGCATCATGCGGTCGTGGAACGCGCGTTTGAGCCCCATGTTTTCCAATCGGGCGATCTGGAGTTCGGTCATCAGTGGCTTCTTGCGCTTCACCTTCTTCGGCATCTCCATGTCCTTCCCTGTTGAACTTTGCGCATGCCGTGCCTGGTGCAGACGTTGGTCTGCAGCGCGGCGACACGAAGGAGGCGGGGGCGGGCGCTTACAGTCGCCCCTACAGTTTGACGCTCGTCGCTTCGAGCGGCCCCCAGTAGTCGGGACGCCGGCGGGGCTGGGGGGCTCGATGCCGGCGCCCCGACACTGCTCGCCACCTCCTCGTGGCGAACCTCGTGGACGATCAACGGAGGTAACCTTGCTACCTCCGACCACCTCAATCGGAACGAGCTCTCGACGTCAGCGCGGCGCGCGGTGATCCCTTCGGGTACGGTTATATTTTGAGTTATATTTTTCGGCTCGATTGTAGTTGGCGCAGGCTTGGGCGTGACCACCCAGGCGAGCACCAGCGGGATCATCGCCAGGGCGAGGCTATGCTTCATGTGTCCATGCCCAGGCGCAGACCGTGGGCGGCGAGCACGCGCTTGATGCTTTCCACGGTACTGCGTCCGACATTGTGTGCGCGCAGTAGCTCGGCTTCGGTCAACCCCACCAGGTCGCGCACGGTTTTGACGGGGACGTCGACCAACTCGCCCTCTCCGATCTTCCAGCATTTGAGGTGGTGGACGCGCGCGGTGATGAGGGGACCGAAGTCTATTTCGCGCAGCGGCGTGTCGAGGAAGGCGTCATCGATTATCGGCTCCTGCTTACCTCTGAGCCGTTCGATCTCGGCGATGGCTTCGCGGGTTGTTGCGCGCAGGCGTTCGATGATGTCGGTCATTTGAACGTCACCCCTTTGCCGTGCCGCCACTCGAAGCAGGTGCAATCCATGTTGTCGGTGATGATGATCCTGGCGACCATGCCGTTCCGGCCGCCGACGCTGTCGCTCAGGTGTTTTGCGAGCAGCACGGCGTGCTCGGCGTCGAGGTCTTCACCCTCGTGCGTCGAGTAGCCGTCTTTGTCGAACCAATAGACTGAGAAGCGCTCGGGCTCCCGATCACTGTTCAAGGTGACCACCTCCCTGACGGACTTCAGATTAGCTGAACTCACCTCTCGCTTGTCAAATCACGGATTGTGGTTATACGGTTCCCGTCGCTCGCAACGCCGCCGGCACGGCCACCCTGCACCTGGGTCCCCACAAGGTGCTCTCCATCCACAGATGGCGAACCTGCGCCGCCCGACGCGCGAGTTTTCATTTTCAAATCATCAGCGACTGCAGCCGAATGCTGCCCCGCCAGGCAACGAGCTTGACGGCATGCTGCATGATTTGCGCGAGGCGATCGTCTCGACGCAGGAGGCGCTCGCCGAGCTCAGGCGGGACGACGGTCAGCTTCGCAACAACCTGGTGGGGCCGGATCAATTAAGATCCGATCTGCGCGGCACGCTGATCGGCGATATTGCGAAGGTCACGGACGCGCTGACAAATCAGGTGCGCGATGCGATTGCTTCACAGACTATTACAATTCATGACGTTAATCTTTTGGCGAAAGACGCCGAGGCCGCAGCAATATCCGCGCAGCAATGGCTGGCGCAGGTCAAACAAATTGAGAGCCACCTCGTCGAAGTCACGACGCGCACCGAGGTCACCAGCCAGGCGATAGCCACCACCGTCACCGACACCGAGAACTGGTACAACTACTCCAAGGCTCAAGCCGACAACGCCATCAAGGCGAAGGAAGAGGCGCTCGCCTGGGCTGAGTTCCTGGCCGGCCCGGTGGTTTCAGGCCCCGATGCGCCGGCCTACATCTCGCAGTCGGCCTGGCCGCATGGGCTGTTCTACCAGCCGATTGACGGTGCCGGCGGGCTCGGCGGCCTGTGGTCGGCCAAGTGGTGGGCGGTTCGCGCCCAGCAAATTGTCGGCTGGATGACCTCGCTTTATCTCGGCGCCTGGGATCACCCCCCGATGCCTGGCGAGGTGAACCCCGACACCGGGCAGGTGGTGCCGAACCCGATCCCGCCAGGATCGATGTACTTCAACACCACGAACAACAAATTGTACGTGTGGACCGGCGAGATATGGGTCACGCCGTTCAGTCTCACCGGCGGCGTCACCTCCCGCTTTGCCTACAAGGCGACCGCCGGCCAGACGGTTTTTTCAGGCGTCGACCTCTTCGGCAACGAGCCCGAGACGGAGGACGACACCGAGCACGACGTTCATGTGAACGGTGTGAAGCTTTCCCGCGACTATGGCACCGGTGTCGGCGACTACACCGTCAACAACACCACCGCGACCCTCACGCTGCTCTTCCCGGTCACGGCAGACAGCATCGTCCAATGGGACATCCTGGTCAGCGCGGATGACTTGCGGCCCGGTGCTGCCGTCATTTTCAAGATTGATCCGATCCCGGTCGACGGCATCACCATGACGTTCACGCTCACCTACATGAGCGGGACGATGTCGCCGTACATCACCAAGCCGGTCGAGCTCCTGGTGTTCGTCGACGGTGTCGCGCAGGAGCCCTACGTCGATTTCACCGCGATCAACGACACCATCACGTTCTTCTCACCCCCTGGCGCGACCTCGCGCGTGTGGATGGAATATTTCCGCTCGGGCGACCTGACCGCGCTCGTCGCCGATGTCCCGCCAGCACCGGTGATCGTCTTGTCGGAGAACCGCGTTCCTGAGAACGCCGCCGTCAACACCACGGTCGGCACCCTCTCGATGATCAACCCACACACCGGCTCGCCGGTCTACACGCTCACCGATGACGCCGGCGGCAAGTTCAAGGTGGTCGGCAACGCGATCCAGGTCGCGGGCGCGCTCGATTTCGAGACCGCGGTCAGCCACAGCATCACCATCCAGGCGACCGGCGTCACGCCGGCCGCGGCGCCGCGCACGCTCTCGATCGTTGTCCTCGACGTCCCCGAGGGCATCATCGGCGACATCGTCCTGGTCGGGAGCTCGGTTGCCGAGGACGCGATCATCGGCATGACCATCGGCACGCTGTCGGTGCTCAACGTCACCGGCACACCGACCTTCAGCCTGCTCAACGATGCCGGCGGCAAATTCTTCGTCTCAGGCGCCAGCCTGCGCGTGGCCGCGCCGCTGCCAGGCCCCGGCACCTACCTGATCGTGGTGGCGGTCACCGGCGTGCTGCCGGAAACCGCGGCCGAGGCCTTCGTCATCACCGTGACGCCGGCCGCGGGCGCCGGCGTGATCAACCTCACCGGCTCGTCCATCCCAGAGAGCGCAACACCTGGCACCACTGTCGGCACGCTCAACGTCACTGGCACCTCAGGCACGCCGGTCTACACCCTGGTGGAGAACCCTGGCGGCAAGTTCGCCATCAATTCCGGCAACCTCTTGCAGGTGGCCGGCACGCTCGACTTCGAGACGCAGCCCACGATCGTCATCACGGTCGCCGTCGGCGGCGTGTCGCCGCCGGCGCCGGCGAAAGAGTTCACCATCCACATCACCTACGTTGACACGCTGGCTCCGACCATCACGAGCGCCTCGACGGTCAGCAACGCCGAGAACACCGTGCTGGCGCACGCGCTCACCGCGGACGAGGCGATCTCGACCTGGGCGATCGTCGGCGGCGTGGATCAAACGCGCTTTGAGATTTCCGGCAGCACGCTGCGCTGGCTCTCCAACGGCACCAAAGACTTCGAGCTCCCGAACGACAGCGATGCCAACAACCAGTACATCGTCCAGGTCCGCGCCGCCGATCCAGCCGGCAATGTGAGCTCGACCCAGACCATCACGGTGACCGTCACCGATGTCTTCGAGGTGTCATGGGCCGACTTCGCCGGCGGCTCCAACACCAACATGACGATCTCGGACGCCAACCTGGGCCTGCGCATCGCGTCGGCCGTCAACGCAATGGCGGTCGCGAGCGCGCACTGGAAGCACACCGGCAAACGATATTTTGAGGTCAGCGTCCCGGACAGCGGCGCCAACGGCGATCACATCGGCCTGGCGATCGAGGGCGCCACCATTGCCCAGATCGGCGCGAGCGCGGACCCGGTCTACGGGTTCTTCGGGATCGGCACCGGCTCGGGCGCGTTCTTCGTCGCCGGCTACTCGAGCCTGGGCGCCAACAACCTGGGCCAGCTTGCGACCGGCGATGTGGTCTGCTTTGCGGTCGATCTCGACAACGGCGTCTTCTGGGCACGCAAGTCCACCGGCAACTGGGACAACGACGCCACGCACAATCCCGCCACCGGTGTCGGCGGCTTCGCGATGGACTACGTCTCGCAGGCGCGCGTGGCCCCAATGGGCTACTGCATCGCTTCCTCGTTTATCGGCGGCTCGAAGTGGCTGTTTAATTTTGGGCAGAACGCCTTCGTCGCCGCAGTGCCGGCTGGCTTCGAGGCCGGCTGGAGCGCTGGCGCCGAGACTGCGATCGGACATCCGACCTGGGGCCGGCTGCAGACGATCGCCACCAACTACGGCGCCAACGTCTCGACCTACATCGAGAAGGGCGAGCGCTTCTTCGGCAAGGTGGTGAACACCGGCGGCAACGAGGTCGTGCATGTTGGACTGAATAATTTCAAGCTCGATGGCGCCGGCAAGTTCTACGTCGAGTTCTTCGGTTACCAGTTCAGCGGCAACGCCCAATTTGGCATCATGACCGGTGACGCCGCGGCCGGCACCGTCGCGTCGAGTTTCCAGAGTGCCTCGTTGGTTAAGACGGACGGCCCGATCTGGAGCAACGATGTCAACACCGGACTGACGCTCGGGGCGATCGGCTCGCTGTCCGTCAGCATGGCGGTCGACCGGGTCAATCGCAAAGTCTGGTTCCGCTACAACGGTGGCAACTGGAACGGCCAGGCGATCGGCCTGCAGGACCCCGCCAACAATATCGGCGGCGTCTCGATCAGCAACTACAACGCCAAGACGATGGGCCCCTTCATGGGCACCGGCAACTCGTTTGCCGGTCAACGTGTTGTCATCAACACCGGACATCGGCCGTTCAAGTTTTCAGTGCCATCTGGCTTCACCGCAGGCTGGCCGATCGCGCCGCTCGATGTCACGGGCCCGGTGTTCTCGTCGGCAACGGCGGTCGCCAACAAGGAGTACGAGCTCCTGGCGCACACGCTCGTCACCAACGAGACCGCCACCTTCACGCTGGTTGGCGGTGCCGACCAGGCGCGCTTCGAGCTCTCGGGCTCGACGCTGCGCTGGCTCAGCAACGGCACCAAGACGTTTGCCTCGCCGAACGATGCCGATTTGAACAACACCTACATCGTCACGGTGCGCGCGGCCGACCTCTTCGGCAACACCACCGATCAGACCATCACCGTCACGGTGAGCGCACAGACCTGGGCCGATTTTGCCGGCGGGACGATCGCCAACACCACGCTCTCGGACGGCAACCTGGGCATCGCACCGAGCTCGGGCGTGTTCGTGGTCGCGGTCGCGTCGACTGCCTACAAGAAGAGCGGCAAGTATTATTTCGAGTGCGTGCGCACCGATGCCGGCGCCAACGGCGAACTGATGGGCGTCATCGCGCAGGGCTACGACTTCAACCGCGTGACCAATGCGGCCGGCGAGGTTGGTCACTGCATCGGCATCACCGCGGGTGGCGGCATGATCGGGCGCGGTTCGCCCTCATGGGCCGCGCTCACCGCGTTTGCCGAAGGCGAGCGCGTGTCGCTTGCGGTCGACCTCGACAACTGGCGTTTCTGGGCGCGCAAACAGGGCGGCAACTGGAACAACAACGCATCGGCTAATCCTGCCACCAATGTCGGCGGGATGGACATCAGCTACCTGAACTCCACCGTGCTGGCGCCGTTCGGCATGTTCCACCAGAACAGCTTCACCTTCACGGCGAAGTGGAATTATAATTTTGGTCAGGCAGCTTTCACCTACGCGGTGCCGGCGGGCTTCATGCCTGGCTGGCCGACCGGCAACCACACTGCGACCGGACACCCGACCTACGCCCATCTGACCTATATCGACGCACCGACTACGGCCGGCTGGATCGAGCCTGGCGGGCAACTCTTCGCCAAGCCTGGCAGCGCTACTGTCACGGTTCGCCCCGACCTCTCGCAATTCCGCAACACCGGTCAATACTACGTCGAGTTTGAGTGGGCATCGGCGCCGACAAGCGGTGCGGATGGTCCTGGCTTCATGTGCCACGACGCGCTGCCTGGTGACGTGTCCTACATCCTGTCGAGCGCCGGCGCCGCAGTCGCCAAGAACGGCGCGATCTGGAGCAACGACGTCGATACCGGCTTGACGATTGGCGCGCGTGCCGCGGGCGACATCATCGGTGCGGCGATCGACTTCACCAACAAGAAGGTCTGGTTCCGTGTTGCGCCGAGCGGCAACTGGAACGGCCAGGCGATCGGCTCGCAGAACCCTGCGAGCAACATCGGTGGCGCCAGCATCAGTCTCTATGCGGCCAAGGCAATGGGCCCGATCATCTCGAGCTACAGCTATCCTGGCCCGATCAACCTGTTGAACCTGGGCGAACGCACCTTCTCCGGTGCGGTGCCGGCCGGCTTCACCAGCGGGTGGCCGAAGGTCGCTGACCCAGGCCCGCCGACCATGACTTCAGCCACGAGCGTCTCCAACGGCGAAGGCGTGCTGCTCGCCCACACGCTCACCGCAAATCAGTTTGCCACCTTCGCGATCGTCGGCGGCACCGACCAGGCTAAATTTGAAATCAGCGGTCAGACCCTGCGCTGGCTCGCCAATGGCGCAAAAGACTTTGAGGCGCCTGACGACAGTGATGCAAACAACACCTACCAGGTGATTGTCCGTGCGACGAACCTGTTCGGCGGTGTCTCGTCCGACCAGACGATCACCGTCACGGTCACCGACGTCACCTTCGAGGTGGTCTGGCGCGGCTCGGCCATCGATGCGACTGCGAAGACCACCTACACCTACACCGGGGTGCCGATCGGCCCAGCAGATGCAAATCGCCGCGTCATCGTCGGCACGACCGCCTATGGCGGCAACTGGGTCCCGGTCGCGTCGATGACCGTCAACGGCATCGCCGCCGAGCGTGCAAGCTCGTTCCAGTACGTCTCAACCAGCGAGGTTTGGTTTGTCCAGGAGCCGAGCGCCGCCACCACTGCGACCATCGTTGTCACCTTTGTCAGCGGACACACGGCAAGCAGCATCGGCGTCTGGACGGTCAACAGCGACCTCGCGGTGGTCGGGCGCGGCGGCGTGGTCACCTCGACCACGGCAAACGCGAGCAACGGGCCGATCAACTCAGCGTTCCCAGGCTTCCTGGTCGCGTGCGGTCAGGGTCAGGGTGGCACCTTCACGGTGCGCAATATGGTCACTGATGCGACCCTGACTTCGGGCGCCGCGAACATCAAATATGCGCACACCTCAACGGGCGCCGGTCCCACAACGGTCGGTATGGATGGCGCCGGCGGCACGAGCTCGCACTGGATGGCGGTCGCCTTCACGCCGCGCGGCGCCGCGGGACCGCTCGATGCGACACCGCCGTCTGGCGCCTGGTCGATGAGCCGCAGCCTGCTCTCCAGATATGCCGGCCCGTCCTACGAGCTCACCAGCGGCGCAATCAGTGAGATTATCCAGCAGCAGGTCGCGATCTCGGTCACCTGTCGAAATGCCGAGCCAGGGCGCTGCGGTAATCTCTCCGACTACAATGTTGTTGCTCAGCGGCCCGCGCTGACCACCTACGGCGTGAACTCGCGCGCAGCAGCCGACTTCGACGGCACCGACGACTACCTCACCGGCTGGACCGACAGCGTCATCATGACGACCACCACGCTCTATGCGGTCGTTGTTGCCTCGTTCGACACCGCCAACTTTGCGCTCAACGCCTCCAACCCGAACGCCGGCAATGCGCTGTTCTCAAACGCTGCCGCGTACTACGGCGTGTTTGGTAACGACAGCGCTGGTGCGAAGCGGGTGTATGGCACCGTACATGATGGTGCCGCGCGCTCTCCTGCGTTCTCGACGCTGCCGCTCAACACGGTCCAGGTCTATGCGCTCCGACACGAGGGTGGCCTGCTCTACATCAGCATCAACGGAGGTGCCGAGGTTTCGGTCGCGTGTGGCGCCAGGCCAAACGTGACTAACCTTTTCCGTGTCGGTTGGTCGATCGCCGCTAACGGAAAATTCGACGGCAAGCTGCTTGAGTATGCGGTGTGGGGCACGACCGGCAATCCGATCCCGAACAGCACGCAGCGGGCAGCGATCATCGCCGAGCTCAAGACCTATCACGGAATACCGTAATGACCACACAAGCCGCGCGCGTCTCGCTCTGGGTGCCGACCACCACGCCGACTGTCGGTGCTGTGATCAAAACGGACAGCGCGCCGGCCGGCGCCCAGGCGCCGATCGCAACCAGCTTCCTCGACCTCGTTGCAACACGCGAAGGAGAAACAGATGGCGGTCCACCAAGTAGCAGCGGGCGAGCAGATGCTCGTAGTCGGCCCAGCAAGGGTTGATATCAAGGGTGCGACCTACGAGGAGCATTTCAAGGTCAAGCCGTTCAGCCTGCCGAAGGCGCCGACGCTCACCTCGCTGACGCCTAACACCGCGGTGATCGGTGATCCGATGGTCACGATGGAGGTGCGTGGCACCGACTTCATCGAGGAGAGCGTCATCGTGTTCAACGGCGGCGAGGAAGCGACGACGTTCGTCGACAAAACCAAGCTCACCACCGGCGTCAATCCAGAGACTGCGAGCGTGCCTGGCAGCTACCCGGTCCTGGTGCGCACGTTCAGCCACGAGACTGAGCCGCAATTTTTCAGCTTCACCGAGGCGGGAGCCCAAGGGACACGACGCACGGGCCCCATGAAGAGGTGAAGCTATGCCGAAGAAGGCAAAGAAGAAGCTTCTGCAGAAGATGCAGAACAAGAGGGACGTGGCACGACAACACAAGCAGAGGAGGAAGACGAAGATGAGCAAGCATGACGACGAAGAGAACGCCAAGCGAGCCAAGCACGATGAGGAGCAGCGCGCCAAGAAAGCGGCCGATCAGCGCGCCAAGCAGCACGCCGCCGATGAGGACCCCGTTGGCGTGCAAGTCCATCAGCGGACTGACAAGCCGGCGGAAGAATTGATGTCGACGCCGGAGGTGTCGCCGGCGCCGAACCCGCCGAGCCCGCCCGGTGGCGAGATGATCGGCGAGCCGACCGTGCTCGTGCCGCACAGCGAGCCCGCCGAGCAATCGCTGAAGGAACAGCGCCCGACCAACCCTGGACCAGGCGAGCGTCAACGCCTGACCGATGAGGACCGCCAACGCTGATGCAACGCGGCAACCGACCTTGGTTACCAGGCAGCATGCCGATGCCCGAGCCGTTCGCCGATTGGACGGGCTCGGGTACGGTGTCGGCTGGCGCGCGTGCGATGCCCGAGCAGCAGGCCACGAGCGGGAGGGAGCCGGTGCCGCCTGGGCTCTATACCAAGGGCAAGCCGCAGAACATCGTCAACGCGCTCTACTCGTGTCTTGAAGGCGAGAACAAGCAGGACGAGGAGCGCGCGCGTTGGTTCGCAACCAATGAGCCGCCGCCCGCGCCGCCGGTGGTGCCGACACCGGTGATCACGGTCCTGGTGCCGCCTGACGCGGTTGCGAGCGGCACCGCGCCGATCTCGCTGCAGGTGAGCGGCTCAAACTTCCAGGAAGTGAGCAAGGTTTGGTTCAACGGCGTGGTGATGCCGACCATGTACTACACCGGCGCCAAGCTGGTCGCCGAGGTGCAGAAGCTCGCCATCGGCTACTACCCGGTCATCGTGAAGACCGGCGACCAGGTGAGCAACACAGTCCAATTCAGGTTTAGGTGACATGGCCTCGACCGTCAGGCACGTCGGCTTCCACAACGCAGCGATATCGTTTCCGCTGCTTGAGCGGCGCTCGATCGCGGTCAACACCGCCAACCTGCAGATCGCTGTCGGCAACGAGCAGACCGGCGCGTCGACCGGCGTGGCGCTGCCGCTGCTCGCGATCCGCTACTACACGACCAGTGCGCAGTACGTCACCGGCGACTTCGTGATCTACAGCGGACAAATCTACAAAGCGATCACCACCATCACACCTGGCGCGTTTAATCCTGCGCAGTGGGTCGGCATGACCGATGGCGGGCAATTCTTGCTGCGTGATGGCACGCGCGAGATGTTTGGCAACCTGGAGATCGAGAAGCCAGGCGCGAGCCTGGTGCTCAACGCGATCGGCGCCTCGCAGGCCGATGTGTGGTTCAGGCGCGATGGTTTGACCCGCTGGCTCATCCGCTCGAAGGAAACGCCCGAAGTCGACTTCATCATCGCGCGGTTTGATGATGGCGGCTTCGTCATCGACGTGCCGCTGACTATCAGTCGATCGACCGGCCGCCTCAGCGTGTTGACCAACCCCACGCTGCCGCTCGAACTCGCGCCGAAGCAGTACGTCGACAACCTGGTCGCCACTCTGGTGACCGACACCAGCGGCTTCGTGCATAAGGCCGGCGACACGATGACCGGCGGCCTGATCGTGCCGGTGCTCACCATCAGGAACGGATCGTTTGCGGACCTGAATTATCAAGCCGGCGGGCCTACCCGCTGGCTCGCGCGCGGTGCGGACGCAGGCGGCTCCAACTACGAGCTCCATCACTACGACAACGCCGGCAATTATCTCGGCGCGGCCCTGGTGCTCGACAACTCGAACGGCAATGCGTTCTTCCAGCGTGATGTTGTTGCGGCCGGCGTGCTCAAGGCTACGCCTGGCATGCAATTCGGCAGCGCCGCGCCGACCGGTGTTTATGGCGACGGCACCAACGTCGCGATCCGCACCTATGGCAATAACAGCATCTATTTCCAGGGGGCGAACGGCACCAACAGCTACGGCTACATCAACTACGATGGGCTGCACATCGACGGGAATATCGACGCGCGCTATCTGACCGCGACCTGGGGCGACGGACTGCGCAACAGCGTGCCGGCCGGCAACTATGCGCGCACGCAGTACACCGTCGCGGGTGCGCGGCAGTGGACCACCGGCGTGTTCCCCGATGGGCGCTACGTGATCCAGGACGAGAGCGCCGGTCTCTGGCGCTTCATCATCAATCTCGATGGCAGTTGCGAGTTTAACGGCCCGCTGCGGGTCAATGGATCGGTCACGGCAACCAGCTTTAGCGGACCTGGTATTGGCGGCGGCCCCTTAACCGGCAACGTCGAGGGTGCGCAATACATCGATTTCGCGTTTCCCGGTGACACCTGGGACTATAGCGCCCGCATCATCGTCACCACCCCGTCCCCAGGCAGCGCGGGGCACAGCAAGGCGACGTTCTACACCGACGAGCTCACGATCACCGGCAACCTGAAGGTCAATGGCTCGATCGATGCGGTGAGTGGCACCGGCATCGCCGGTTACACGGGCTACAAGTGCCGTCCTGGTGTGACCGGTGGCAACCCGGCATTTTTCCCCGGCGGCTTCACTCCCGGTGCGTTCAACGTGGTCTGGCCCTACTTTGGACCGGTGCCGGGTGGCACGGCTCAACTCTGGATCGATGATTTCCAAGCTGGGGTCATCGCACCAATGTCGGTGACCGTCGCGGAGGTGCGCAAGGAGGTTGATCCGCTCATCGACGCGCTCACGCAGAGGCTGGAAGCGGCACTGGAGCGCATCGCAGCGCTCGAAGCGAGGCTCGCATGATCCGCGCAATCCTGCTGTCACTGCTGCTGTCGGGCTGCGCCTGGTTCGGCACCGGCTACGGCTACGGCCCCAGGGCCGTCGATCCCTATGCCGCCACGGTGTACGGCGTGCCCGATGCCCAGATCGTGGTGCGTCAGCCCGAGCTATACACGCGCAACGAGATCGATGCGCTCAACGCGGAGATCACTTGCCGCGCGCTGGCGCGCAACACGCTGCAAGCTGCACGATGCGGAGTGAGGAGATAGACAATGATTGGGCTCGCGATACAAATCCTCTGGCTGCTACTGGGCGTCATCGTCCTCTTAGGTGTGCTCTGGCTTGTCTTCTATGCGCTTGCCAACTTCGGCGTGGTGGTCCCGGAGAACATCAAGAAGGGCATATACCTGGTCGTGTTGATCCTCATCATCATTGCCGGCCTGACGTTGTTGGCAGGGGGCAATTTGCGCGTGCCTACCTTTCACTGAGGAGAGCCAGGTCGATCCGTTGCCGCCTTATCCGCCGGCACCGCCACCGATCTGCAAAGGATGTTGAACGATGGCAGGTGAAGAGCTCGGCAACAGTATGGTCACCGCGCAGACCATGCAGCCTGACTTCCAGCGCTACCTCGCCTGGCTGAAGGCGAACGGCGGTGTGGTGCCGCCGCATATGCAGCAGCAGCCGCAACAGCCGCCAACACCGCTCGGCACTCCGAATACGACCGGGCGCGTCGACCTCAGTGTGCCGCCGCAACCCGAGCCGCCGGTGGCGCCGGTGCCGCAACTGAGCAAGCTCAATCGCATCGCGGGTGCTATCGGGTCAGGCATTGCCAACCTCCCTGTGGCTATGCGCCAGGCCTCCGACGCGCAAGTCGCGGGACCCTCGACCGAGGGCAACCAGGTCGGCCAGGCATACGGCGATGTTGTGCTCGCAGGCGTGCCGGCGCGCCTGCCGTTTGGTGCGCTACCGGCGCAAGCCGCCCTGCGCGGCGGCGAGCTCGCCGCCAATGCTCGGCGCGGCGGCAGGCGCCCGATCTACACCACCGAGAAACCGCCGGTGGAAGCGGCGCCGGCGAAGAGCCACAACATGCCGCCCGAGGAACTGCCGATCGAGCGCGCACCCTCGCGCGGCTATCAGCCGACCGAGCAGCGTGCCGTCGAGAGCATGGCCGGCGAAGGGCCAGCACCCGAGCCCACCGTGCCGGTGCCCGAGGCGCCGGCGTCATTGCAGGAAGCGGTGACGACAGCGCGCCAGAGCTTCAAGGGGAAGAACACTGCAATTGCCAAGAGCGGCCTGCGCGACATGGACCTGCCAAGCGCGATCCAGGCAGTGCGCGCGAACCCGCACCTGCAGGCGCGCGAGCCTGACGGCTCGTTCGTCGGCGCGCCGCGGCACATCAAGGACCAGGCCACCCTCGACGCGCAGCGCGCGCAGTTCGACGAGGCGGTGCGGATCGGCTCCATGATCGGCGGCGATAAGTGGTACGACGAGGGCCGCAAGGTGGTGAGTGAGCTCACCCGCGGCGAGCCGAAAGCGGGAAGCTTCCTGGCCGGCTCGCTCGGTGTGACGTCAGCGCAGGCAACGCCCGAGACGAACCTGGGCTTCGAGCTCCAGGGTCATAACGCCTGGGAGATGGGCGAGCCGCGCGACATCGTCCGCACCGGCGCGTCAGCACGCAACCTCAACCGCGCGCGCGATCTCGGCACCAATCCGCAGACCGGTTTGAAGACCGGCGTGTACCAGGAGAACCTCGACCCCTCGAAACCGTGGACGACCGGCGGAACCAACGACATCTGGCACGCGCGTGCTCTCGGTTACACGGACGAGAAGGGCAAGCCGTGGGACAAAGCGCTGAGCGGGAAGCAGCACGCCTGGATGGACGCCGAGACGATCGACGCAGTCAGACGCGCTAACGAGCGCGGGGATGGCGGGCGCAAGGATTGGAAGTCGCACGAGATACAGGCGGCGGCGTGGGTGGGTAAGAAGGCGATGGCGATCCAGGCCGAGAACCCTGGCATGTCCATCCAGGACGCGCTGAAGGAAGCGCAGGCCGGCTATCGCGAGAGTGTCGACAAGCACACCGCTTTCGGCACCTACGATCACATACCCGGTGCTGCGACCGGTCACCTGCCAGGCGTGCAGGCGGATCAAGCGAAGCGTCAGGCCTACACCGCGGACCCCGCGTCGAACTACAAGGACAAGCAGGGCTACGACATCTTCTACAAAGCGCTCAACCCGCGCGAGCGACCGGGCCTGGACACGACGAGCGTCTATCAGAGCAAGGTGCCAGGCGCGCCGCTTGAGGTCGGCACCGGCGGCACCGCACGCCCGCTCGCGAGCCTCAAGGGCAAGACCGGCAAGCGCACCTGGGATCAGCCGAGCGAAGACATGCTCACGATGGCGGAAGGCACGCGCGCCTATGTCGGCGGGCAGGAGATGGGCGCCGCCTCGATGCTGTTCCCCGACAATCAGTCGGGCGCACGGCGCAGCGTTGCGTTCAAGACGCCGAGCGGTCAGCTAACGCCGCAGCAGGTCGCGGACCTCAAGGCGGCCGGCGAGAAGTACGGCGTGCCCGATGTCGTTCACCTGGGCGAGCAGGGCTACCTCACCCGCTTTGGTGACGCCGGCGCCGAGGGTGCCACCGACCTGCGCGGCCTGCGTGAAGGGATAGAAGGCGGCAACGTCAAAGGTCAGCCAGGCGTGAAGGGGCCGGCCACGCTCGCCGACCAGATGCGCAGCATCGTCCAGGGCGCCGATCCGGCGCGCACCGACGTGCGCTCGACTGCGGTCGACTATTCCAACCAATGGAAAGAGGGACACGGCTCGGGCGCAGTCACGGCCAAGCTGCGCGAGGTGCTGCGCGACAACCCGCTCATCATCGACAAGCTTGATGCTTCACCGGAGATACGGGCAAACGCTCTCGCACAGTTGGAGCGCGACGAGAGGATAGCGGCACAGACCGGTGACCCGGTGCGCGTCGATCTGCAGAACGCGCGCCGGCTCATTCACGCGGAGGGCTTCCGCGGGCTGTTCAATGCGCTCGATGCCGGAAAGATCGCGCTGCCTACGACGCTGCTCGCCGCTTACCTGCCACAGCTTCTGGGTGGTCAACAGCAGCCCTCAGGCGGCGGCGGGACGGGGCTGTAGCATGACGGCGGCTCACCATCACATGCGTGGCATTGCCGACAGCGCGATACCAAGCCTTCGCGATCGCAGGATCGGGAGGCCATGTCTCACCCTCGATCAGCCACCAATTGTCGGGGTACAGACGCTCGGCGCGCTTGCGCTCTTTGTCGCTGAAGGGCGGCACCGGCTCGTTCGCCAGGTTCAGGCGATCGCGCTCGGACATCGTCTCTTCAGTGATCCAGCCTTTCGCCAGCCGGTGATGCACGCTGTCCGCTGCATACGCAGCCTTCATGCGCTCTTCAAACGGTGTGTAGGGCTCCTTGACCCAGAAGCCTGGGCCCTTTCCGCACTTAATCTTCATCATGACCACCATGAGTTTAGGAAACCTGAACTCGTACCATTGGAGGCACGCTATGGCAACTGACCCCACCATCCCCGTAACCCCGCCGCCGGCAGCACCGCCGACGCAGGATAACTACGACCACCACACCTCGCCGGCGCAGGCCGATGTCACGCAGACACCGCTCGTGAGGGTGCCGGTCAAGAACGTGGCGCGCGAGATCACCGGCGCGATCCGCCCCAAGATCACCGTCCCCATGCATGTCACTAAGCACCCGAACCCGGTCGGCCGGCCGCGCGGCCCGAGGGGTGGCTGATGGCACGGTTGATAGCCTGGCTGTGCAGACGGTTCTCGCCGGTAGAGGAGCCGGCCTGGGATGTGGTGATTGATGGGCAAGACCCGTCGATCGGCGGCATCGATCGCACACCCGTGACCTGGTGGAAAAACCCGCATGTTTGACGATCGCCTCCTGCTTCTGCTCAAGCGCAAGCGCGCCATCCTCCTGGCGCGGCAGGAGCTCGTCGCGTTCACGCAATTGATGATGTCGGACCCCGAGCACCCCGAGGACCCCGACAAGACGCTCTACGATGCGCAGAAGTTTCATCGCGTCATGGGTACTGCGCTCGAAGAGGTCGAGAGTGGCAACGATCGCCGCCTGATGATGAGCCTGGGGCCGCGCTTCGGAAAGACGACGCTCGCAGTCACGATGTTTGCCGCCTGGTACATCGGCAAGCACCCCGAGCGCTCGATCATTGTCGCGACCTACAACGAAACCTACTCGTGGGACCTGGGGCGCAACATCCAACGTGTGATGCGCCTGCCGCAGTACCGGCAGGTCTTTCCCGAGCTCGAAATCAAGATGCGCGCCGATGCGGTCGATCGCCTTGAGACGACCAAGGGCGGCGTCATCTTCGCGGTCGGCCGCGGGAGCTCGATCACCGGTCGCGGCGCCCACCTCATCCTGCTCGACGATCCGATCAAGGATCGCAAGGAGGCCGACAGCCCGCTCATCCGCGACAGTCTGTGGACCTGGTACACGCAGGTGCTGCGCTCACGCTTGATGACCAAGAAGGGCGCGATCGTCATCATTCAAACGCGATGGACCGAGGACGACCTGGTCGGCCGGCTCGTCGATCCGATGAACCCCTACTTTACGAAGGAAGAGGCGAGCCTCTGGCGCAAGATCGATCTGCCGGCGATCGCCGAAGAAGACGACATACTCGGCCGCAAGCCCGGTGAGGCGCTGTGGCCGGCGCGCTTCGACGAAGCCTATCTCGAAGAAATCCGCATCACCGACGCGCGCGGTTTTGCTGCGCTCTATCAGGGCCGGCCGGCGCCGAAGGAAGGCGCGTTCTTCCGCGCATCGGATCTTATTTTGTACAGCGCGATGAGCCAGCTTCCGCACACGGACACCATGCGCTTCTACGGCGCGTGCGATCTCGCGGTGTCGCTCGACCAGAAGGCCGACAAGACTTGCTTGATGGTGGTCGGTGTCGACGAGAACGATCACATCTGGATCATGAACGACGTTGTGTGGGAGCGCATGGAGAGCAAGGCCGCGGTCGAGAGCATGGTCGGCCTGATGGGCAAGTACAAACCGCAAATGTGGTGGGGTGAGAAGGGTCAGCTAACCCGATCGATCAAGCCGTTCCTGATGAAGCGCATGTTTGAGCGGCGCGTGTTTTGCGCGCTCGACGAGGTCACGCCGAGCCAGGACAAGACGCAGCGCGCACAGGCGATCCAGGCGCGCAGCGCGATGGGCATGGTGCATTTTCCCAGTTTCCCCCGGTGGTGGCCCGAGGCGCACGACCAGATTTTGAAATTCCCGCACGCCTCGAAGGATGACTTCGTCGACACCCTCGCGATCGTCGGGCTCGGGCTTTCCAAGATGCGACCGCGGCAGCGGCAGAAACCGATCGTGGTGCCGCAGGCGGGGACGTTCCGCGAGATGCTCGCGCAGTCGCGCCAGCAGAAAGAGCGCGAGCGGTATGAGCGAAGCATGAAGGGTTGGCTGTAATGTCGATGATGGATGGCATGGGCCCGCCGGATTTTGATGACGACGACATGATGGGCTTACCCGGTGTCGACCAATTGATGGACGCCGATCGTCCTGACGCGATCCCGCGCGACAAGCCCGAGGTCACCGATCAGCGCAAAGCACTCATCACGGCTTGGACTGGTCGCGTGAAGAGCGCGAAGACCCGCTGGGACAAAGCCTACAAGCGCATGATCAGCGACGAGGAGTTCTGCTACGGCAAGCAATGGCCTGAGAGGGGCGGCACGGAGTATGTCGCGAACCTCACGCTGAGATTGGTCAGCCAGAAGACCGCGTTTTTGTACGCCAAGAACCCGAAGGCGGTCGCACGCCGGCGCGAGCGCATCAACAACACCTCATGGGACGGCAAGCAGTCGACGCTCGACGCGCTGCTGAAGAGCGGCGCGATGATGATGCAGAGCATGCCAGGGATGATGCCTGGCGGAATGCCACCGGGCGGCATTGGCCCCGCCGGTATGTTGCCTGGTGGAATGCCTCCTGGGGGCGGCCCACCCGGCACGCCTCCAGGAGCGCCGCCTGGCGCGCCGCCTGGCATGAACGGTGGCGCACCTCCTGGCATGGGCCCCCCTGGCATGGGCGCGCCGCCTGGCATGAACGGTGGTGGGCCCCCGCCTGGCATGATGGGCGCAGTGACTACCGGTGTGCTCGGCGCGTTAGGTCCGCTGCTCGGCACCGGTGGCGGCGGGCTCCCTGGCGCAGGCGGCGGATCACTCCCCGCTGGCTTTCCAGGTCAGGGAGCCCCCGCCGGCGTTCCAGGCCTGCCGCCTGGCGGCGACCTGCCGGCCGCGATGGGCGCGCTCGGTCAGTCGGTCGGCATGCCGATCAATCCGATGATGGCGACCGCGGTCGCGAGCGGCATCGACATTGCGACCGATGCGGCGCGCGTGAAGCGCGAGAACGAGCAACTCGACAAGCTCGGGCGCACGCTTGAGCTCCTGTACCAGTACCAGGTCAACGAGCAGGTCCACCCGTTTAAGGGGATGATGAAAAAGGTGGTGCGCCGCGCGGTCACCTGCGGTGTCGGCTACGTCAAGCTCGGCTTCGAGCGCGTGATGGAGAGCCGGCCCGATATGGAGAAGGGCATCGCTGATGCTGCCGAGCGGCTCTCGACGCTGGAGCGCTTAGCAGCCGACCAGGCCGACGAGATCACCGATGAGAACGACAAAGAGGCAGAGCAACTACGCCTCTTGATCCAGGACATGGCGCGATCGACCGAGATGGTCGCGCGCGAGGGACTGACGTTCGACTATCCATTGTCGACGCGCATCATCCCGGACCAGAAATGCCTCGACCTCAAGAATTTCCTGGGCGCCGATTGGGTGGCCGAAGAGTTCATCCTGTCGACCAACGAGATCGAGGAAGTCTACGGTGTCGACGTGCGCAATCGCTGCATGAACTATGCGCGCTCCGACATCAACGGACCCGATCCGGTTGCGATGATGCGTGAGTGGAGCTCGGGCAGCTACTCGGATGGTCAGGGGTGGGGCGATCGCGACGAAAGCTTCGGCTGCGTGTGGCAAATCTACTCGCGCAAGGACGGGCTCGTGTACGAGATATGCGACGGCTACGAAGACTTCCTGCGCGAGCCGGCCAGCCCTGAGATTTACAACGAGCGCTTTTACCCTTGGTACGCACTGGTGCTCAACGAATGCGAAAACGAGCGCGAGCTCTTCCCGCCGAGCGACGTCGGCCTCATCCGCGATCAGCAGATGGAGTACAACAAGTGCCGCGAAGCGCTGAAGGAACATCGCTTTGCAGCGCGTCCGTTCACCGCTGTCGGCGGCGGCGTGATGGACGACGAGGAGAAGAGGAAGATTTCCAATCGCAGGGCGAACGACCTCATCGAGCTCGCGGCATTGCAGCCAAATCAGGAAATCAAAAACGTGCTGCAGGCCTACGCCGGCGCCGGCATTGACCCAAATTTGTACGAGGTAAATCCCGTCTACGAGGACATCCTGCGCACGACCGGCATTCAAGAGGCGAACCTGGGCGGCACCAGCGACAGCACCGCCACGCAGGCTCAAATCGCCGAGGGCTCGCGTCAGACATCGATGGGCAGCAACATCGATGACCTCAACGATCTGCTCACGCAACTCGCGCGCAACGGCGGGCAGATACTGCTGCGCGAGATGAGCCTGCCGAGCGTGCAGAAGATCGTCGGCATCGGCGCGGTGTGGCCCGAGCTCTCGCGCGAGGAGATCGCCAACGAGGTGCTGCTTGAGATCGAGGCGGGCAGCATGGGCCGGCCGAACCAGGCGCAAGAGGTCGCCGCGGCGCAGCGGCTCTATCCGCTGCTCATCCAGCTACCCGGCATCAACCCGGAGTTTCTCGCCAAGGAGCTCATCCGCCGGCTCGACGATCGCTTGGACCTGACGCAAGCGTTCATGTCGCAGATGCCATCGATCGTCGCGATGAACTCGATGGCGCAGGGCGCAGCGCCTGGCGCAGGCATTCCGGCCGGCGCCGGCCAGGGCCCGCAGGGCGCAGCCAATGCGGAGAAGCCTGGTGCACCAGCACCAGAAGGACCGCCCGATCAAACCGGGCAGCTAACCGGTGCACCACCTCCAGGCGCCTCGCCGGCGCCGCAGACGTTGCAGTGATGGACGGGCTCGGCGACATCCTCGCGTCCACCCTCACGCCAGGGCCGAGCCCCTACGCGCAGCCTGGCGCTGCGCCGACGCAGCTAGGTCCGCTCGACGAAATGGCTTTCCGACAATGGGTTGCGCAGAACCAGGTGCCGTTTGACCCCAACAGGTCCGGTCAGGATTACGACATGCGCGGCTTCTACCAAGGTGTGCAGCAACAGCAGCCGCGCGCGACGAGCGCGATCAATCCGAACGACCAGCGCATGCACTACCCCGACTATTGGAAGATGCCGACGCATCAGACGTTCTCGCAAGACAGCAAGTGGGCATTGCCGGTGGCGCCACGCTGGAACGAGCTCGACCAGCTTGTGTCACCAGGTGGTCGGATCTTATTTGACGAGCGCCGCTAGCGCCTTAATCATTCAGCTAATCTGAGCTCATATAATCTGAAATATCCGCGGTTCCCGAATGGGTGTATGGCCCAAATCGGGAGACACACGGGTAATGTCTGACGTCGACTACGCTGAACGGACATCAGTTCCTGATCTTGCAGTGCCGCCTTTGCCTGCAGATGCACCGGCGCCCGCTCCCTCCCAACCCTCACACGCTGAAGACGCGCCTTCGCAAGCGCAACCCGAACCTTCCGGCGAACCCGCTCAGTCACTCCTGGAGGCTATGCAGTCGGCTGTTCCCGAACTGCAAAAACCAACCGACCAGGGGGACGATGACGGTCAAGGTGCTTCGCCAGCACCCGCTGCACAAAGGGATCGACAAGCTGACCGCTCCGAGGACGTTGATGATGACGGCACGTTGCCGGATGAAATCACGCCCGAGGAGATGGCTAAGTATGCGCAAAGTGCGAAGCGGCGAATAAGGAAGCTCTGGCACCAACGGCGCGCACTGCGCATGGAGGTCCAGCGGCTCAAAACCTTAGAACCGCAAGCGCAGGCGGCTGACAGCGTTTCAACCTTCCTTCGTGAGAACGACATCAGCCGTGAGGACTTCCTGCACGGGCTCAACGTCATGCGCGAGATCAGGCGCGGCAACTTCGCCGCGGCTCGCGCAGGTCTGGAGCCCTATTGGAACCTGATCGAACAGTACATGGGCAATCAGTTGCCCCCGGACCTGCAAGAAGCAGTGCGCCAGGGACAGATGACGACCCAGGCTGCGGTGGCTTTCTCCAAGGAGCGCATGGATCGCGCGATGCTGGAGAACAGGCACCAGCGAACGCAGCAGGTCGCTGCAAATCAGCAGCAGTACTATCAGCAACAGCAGGAAGCAGCGCGTGTGCATGCTTTAGCCGATGCCATTGCGAACGAGGTTAACACCTGGGAACGCACGGTCTGGCAGCACGATCCTAATTACGCAGCGAAGGCAGACGCTGTCAGGCATACGATGTTGGCTGTGATTGCAGAACAAGGCAAACCACAGTCAGTGGCACACGGGATCGCCATCGCTCGCGAGGCGTATAGACGTGTGAACGAGTGGAAAACCTCGTGGGCGCCTCCCAAGCGTCCGACATCGCGTGGTCCTAGCAGCACAGGTCGAACCTCAGGCGCTGCGCCGGAAGCCAAATCCATTCACGAGATCGTTCAACGGGCTCGGGAGACTTTCGCGCACGCCTCATAGCTGTGTGAGGCTACGTAAATGCCTACCTACACCGCGCCACTCCTTAATCATGTGGCGACAGCCGCATTGGACTGGTGGTTTAACAAAGGCTCAGCTTTTAAACAGGCGATCCAGGAGAAACCCCTGCTCGCCATGATGGAGAGCAAGGCCAAGACGTTTCCCGGTGGCAAAGGCGACATCGTGATCTCCGTAAAAGGTGATTACGGCAACACCGCTGCACCGGGCACGAACGACAAGCTCGTCGGCTACCAACTCGACGACACCGTCAACTACTACACGCCTGCCAACCTCGCGCAGGCGCGCTTCCCCTGGAAGGAGCACCACATCGGTCTGACGATGACGCACTCCGAATTGAAAACGGATGGCATCAGCGTTGTCGACACGAATGGTGAAGACACCTCCGAGCACAGCGGTCGTGACGACACTGTGTTGGTGGGCTTGCTGCAGGACGCGCTCGAAGACATCTCCGAGCGTTACGCCGTCTCCATGAACGAGCTCCTCTGGACCAACGGCACCGGTGACGCGAAAGCGCTCGCCGGCATGGCGGCGCTCGTCACCGATGCACCTGGTTCCGGCACCGTCGCCGGCATCGATCGGGCGCTTAAACCCTGGTGGCGCAACCGCGCCTACACGAGCGCGATGCAAACCGCGATTGGCGTCACACCTGCTCTTGCAGGATGGGGTGGCGCTCCGATCACGGCGGCAGCGGCGAACGGCGGCGCTCTCATCACGGTGCTGCAGAAGGAATACCGACAACTGACCCGGTACGGCGGCAAGCCGAACACGGGCCTGTGCGGTTCTGACTGGCTCGCCGCGATCGAGATGGAGCTCCGCGCGAACGGCAACTACTCCATGCAAGGCTTCTCGCAGGGCAAGGACGTTGCGGTCGGGTCCATTTCGTACATGGGCACGACGTTTGAGTATGACCCCACGCTCGACACGCTCGGAAAATCCAAGCGCTGTTACTGGTGGGACAATCGCGACATCTACCTCGTGAAAATGCAGGACGAGTGGCGGCACCAACACAGCCCCGCCCGGCCTCCCGACAAGTACGTGCTGTACCGCGGCATCACCTCCACCGGTCAGCTTTGTGCGCGTCGGCTCAACTCAGCCGTTGTGATCGACATCGCTTGATCACGTTCTCCATCGGCTGACGCCGCCAGGAGGGGTGCCTTCCCGCTCTCCTGGCGGCACAGCCTTAATCCAAGGATTAACACGCATGAAAATGCACTACTGCACCTGCAGGATTAACCTTGCAGGGCAAGGCTTCCATATCCTCGACATCCTCGCGACCGAGCCAATGTCATGGCCCGAAATCCAATTGATGATGTCGATGCACGGTGACGAGAATATCTACGGCATTAAGCCGATCGCGACCGTCGACACCTCGCCGATGGAAGAGAAGCGGCGCCTGATGGGAAAATATCGCGGGCAGCAAGCGCTCATCGAGCGCGTGTTCCCCGGTCGCACCCCGCAGATGGACTTGCTGATGCCTGGCGAGCTCGACACTCAGCCGGCCGCGGACGAGTACGGCATCGTCCTGACGCAGTCGCCGCCATCCGCCGACCATGACGACGACGAGCCAGGCGGCAGCAAAGAGCCGCCGATCGGGCCCGCGGTATTTGGTCCAGCGAGGGTTCGCCGCTCGATCGACGGTCCAGTTGGAGCACCGTAGATGCCGATCGGCGTCACGCTCAACCAATTGCGCACAGACCTGCGTTCCGAAACGGGGCAGAGCCTCAACTATCTGCTCCACGGAACGCAGAGCCAGCAGTCGCAGGACATGATCCTGGATCGCCAACAGCGCGAGCTCTGGGACGCCTATCAGTGGCCGCACTTGCGCATCTGGCAAGACATGACGCTGTCGAGCGGCCAGGCCGACTACAACTATCCGGCCGTGCTCCCCCTCGACCAAATCAGCCGCATCAACCTCGCGCAGAGTGGCACCTCGCGATGGTCGACGCTCAGCTACGGCATCAGCCCGACCGACATCCCGCCAGGCGGGGCGCCGGCCGGCACACCGAGGCAGTGGGCGAACAAGGTCGCGTTCACCAGCGGCACCAGCGTGGTCAATCCGACCGGCATGATGTTCACGCTGCTGCCGGTGCCAAACATGGAAGGCATGATCATCCGCATCGACGGTCAGGCACCATGCACCTCGCTCGTTTCCGACACCTCAACGTGCGTCATCGACAGCAAGGCGATCGTGCTGTTCGCCGCCGCTGAAATCCTCGCAACGCAAAAATCGGAGAGCGCCGCGCTCAAGCTCACCAAGGCGCAAAACTATTTGCGCCGGCTGCTCATCAACAACGGCTCCGACAAGCGCGCCAACTACAACATGGGTGGCACCTACAAGCGCGTCGATCACCTGGCCTATCGGCCATACTCAGGGGTGGCGGGGATCGACTACATTCCCTCCTGAGATGCCATGCCATATTTCACCATTGAACATTTTGCGGCCGGCCTCGACCTCCGACGCTCACCGTTGACGGCGCCGTCAGGCACGCTGCGCAAGCTGGTCAATTGCCATGTCTCGGCAGGCGGCGAGATCGAGAAACGCTACGGCTTCCAGTTAGTCGCCAACGTCGACCCGCTGAGCCGCGGCCTCATCGAGTGGAACGGCCAGCTTTACGTGTTCAAGCTGGACACGAGCGGCAACTATTATCCGAGCGCGACTGTGCCGGCGAACACGCCGCCGCCGGCGAGCACCGTTCCTGGATGGGGCATCGGCACCATCAACCTGCAGGCAATGTCTGCAAGCGATGCGCCGATCACCGAGGTGTACGATTACGACATCTACGCCGGCAATGTCTTCGCCATCACCTATCACGCCGGCTCGGCCGATCCTGAGAACGTGCGCCGCTTCTACGGTAACAAATATCTCAAGCCGGTCGCCAACACGCAGCCTCAAAACCTGCATTTCGATCCGACCACAGCAACGAACGTGGCTTTGTCCAACAATAATCTGACGATGAAGCAAACCGTTGCCACTGGAGACAACGGAGCAAAGGGGACCACCACACAAACAACCGGCAAATATTATTTTGAGATCAAGGTGGACACGGTAAGCGGCGCGTCCAGTGCGATGGGCCTGCTTTCAGCAGCAGGCACCTACGGCAATCTTGTGGCCGGCACTAATTCCGTTTCGGTACGCAAGGCCACCGGCAACATCTGGAGCAACGGGGCTGACACCACCAAAACATTGGGTGCGTTTGCCAACGGTGATGTTCTGGGGGTCGCGATCGATCTGACCGCGCACTTGGTCTGGGTTCGTAAAAATGCCGGCAACTGGAACAACGATGCTGCTGCGGCGCCGGCAACGGGCATAGGCGGGATCGTGGTCCAGACCGCGGCTCACGCGCCCTCTGCAGTCTGTTCTGGCGGCGCAATCAACGACGGGTTCACCGCTAATTTTGGCGCCACGACCTTCGCCAATGCTGCGCCCTCTAGTTTTGGTTTTTGGCCGCAGTCTGACACCGTCTATTCAAGCACCAACGGCATTCTGGGTCAGTACTGTCGGACCTACAAAGACAAGATGTACGTGGTCGAGGGCCGCTATCTCGGCTCGTCCGCGGTCGGCAAACCTGATTGGTGGGTGAATGTCCCGGAGACTGAACCGCCGACCGGCGTGAAGACCGCAGGCTTCTTCGTCAATGACCTGTCCGTGCAGGACAGCGACATGACCTACAACACCGCGTTGGAGGTTTACTATGACAAGCTCGCCATCATGGGCAAAGCCGCAACGCAGCTTTGGAGCGTCGATCCTGATCCTACCAAGGATCAATACAACTCGACGCTACGCGGCACCGGAACGATCGCCTGGCGCAGCGTCCTGCAGTACGGCAGCGGTGACGTGCTCTTCCTCGCGGCCGACGGCATCAGATCACTGCGAGCCCGCGACAGTTCACTCGCTGCATCAGTATCGGATGTCGGCTCGCCGATCGATCCGCTGATCCAAGACTTGCACCAGGAGTGGGGCGAGTACTCGATGAGCCAGGCGATCTCGATCGTGCAGCCGATCACAGGTCGCGTGTGGGTGATCATCCCGCTCGCGCGTGATCAGGAGACGGGTGTGGTGAGCTCGCGCATTTTTGTACTGAGCGCGTTCCCAGGTCCGAAGATTTCCGCCTGGTCGGAGTATCGCCCCACGTTCAATGCGGTCGCCGCCTGCACGCACAACAACCGCATTGTGCTGCGCGACGATCAGCACCGTGTCTGGGTCTACGGGCGCATGGAGGACACGACCAACCCCGCGCTGCTCTATGACGCCTCGCCGGTCGAGGTGGTCATCCCTTTTCACGGCGGCGACGATCCCGCCACCGAGAAGCGCTACTTCGGCATCGATGCGGCGTGCGAGGGGGATTGGGAGGTCTATGCGTCCTATCAGCCGAGCAACATCCCCCCCTATGCCTCACCGGAATACGACGCAGAGGATCGGATCGGCACGCTGACCGGCGCGAGCTACGAGCATGGACGCTTCGCGATGGAGGGCACCTCGACGCACCTCTCGCTGCGACTGCGCTCGGGCAAGGCTGGCGGCGTGTATGGCGGCGTTACCTATCCCTTCACACCAGGCACCACCGGCAAGAAGGTGCTTAGCAACCTGACCGTTCACTACCGAATGGCATCAGCAGGATGAAAATAGAACGCGCCACCGTGCAGGATGTCCGGTTTGTCGCAGACAACATGCGCGAGCTCGACCGGCGCGAGCTCACCGCGACCGGCTGCGATTTTGCCACGCTCCCCGAGCGCGTCATGGCCGGCAGCGTGTTCGTGTTTGCCGCGATCGATGACTTCCAGATGCCGCACGCGATCTGGGGCCTGCAGGTCGGGGCGCGCCAGGGGATCGGTCACGGCTTCGCGTTTGGCACCAAGCACTGGGGCAAGGCGCTACCGGCGATCCTGAAGAACATTAAAGACTTCGTGCTGCCGTTCCTGTTGCAGAACGGCTTTCACCGTGTCGAGTGTCTGGCGCTCGCGCACCGCAAAGACGTCGAGCGCTTCCTGGAATTGATCGGCGCCTATCCCGAGGCGACACTGAGCCAGTGGGGCGCGGGCGGCGAAGACTTCACCGCGTACCGATGGCTGGCTGACGAATACCGCGTTCAGAAACGGTTGGAAGATGAATATCGCGCTGAGAAACGTCAGACGTTCGACCGACACGTCTCACATTGAGATCAGGCGGGCCGAGCTCAAGCATGTGCCCAGGCTCGCGCGCCTGTTTGGCGAGTATTTCTATGAGACGCAGTGGGGCGTCTTCCTGACGTTCGACGAACAAAAATGCATCGCGCGGCTGAGCCAGCTTGTGAGCCAAGAGTACACGCCGCACCTGGTCGCGCTTGACGGTGACGAGATCGTCGGCGTGATGTCGTGGCACTACGATCTGCAATACACCGTCGAGCCGATCGCGGTGATGGACGAGACGTTCGTGCTGCCGCAGTACCGGAGCTCGGACCTGGGCCGCAAGCTGGTCGGGATCGCGCTGCACATCGCGGCCAAGCACCGCGCGCCGGTGATGAACTTCCCGATCGCATCGGGCCTGCCGTCGACGAAGACGCTGACGAACATGCTGAAGAAATTTGGCGGCGAAATCTGTGGCGTGATCGTGCGCTGCATACCGCAGGAGGAACCCTATGGGCGGAAAAGGTGACGAAGGCGGAAGCAACGACGACCAGATGAGGGCGATGAACGTCCGCAACATCGAGGCGCAGCAGCTTGCCGCGAAGCAGGGCACGCAGAAGGAGGCTGCTGCCGAGCCGGTGAAGGACGCCGCCGCGGCGAAAGAAACGCCGGTGGTGGACGAGAAGACGCAACTGGCGCCCGAGGCGGTCGTGCCTGGCTCGGAGAACCTCACCGGGCTCGGCGATGCGATGGTGGGAGGCCTGAAGACAGGAACCGAGCAAATTGCCGACCAGACGGCGCGCGTTGGCGCAAACCCGCAGACCTATGGCGTGCCGTTCGATCCGTACACCGGCACCTACCAGGGACAGGGACCGTACACCGGCGGGAGTGTGTGATGGGTGGCAAGGGCAGTGCGTCGAACGTGATGCACCAGGACTACGGGCAATACGGCAGCACTGACCCTGGCAAGGGCGGGTTCATCTATACGGCCACCGGCACGACGACGCCCCCGAAGGACGAGACGAAAAAGAAGGAAGAGCCAGCGAAGGGAACGCCGATCACCGAGGACCCGAGCAAGGCCGGCGCGGAGACGGTCAAGCCCGACGCGCAGATACAGCCATATGCGCCACCCGGGTGGGGCAATTATCCGACGACAAACACCAACCTGTCGCCGCTCGGCGACGTGATGGTGAGCGGCATGCAAGCAACGCCAGGCAAGCCTGGCCCAACGGCGCCCAACTACGTCGGGCAAGTGTAGGAGACGACGATGGGTGGCAAGGGCGCGCAGCCGCAAAACAATCAGATGGTGGCCTTTGAAATGGAGCAGGCCGCGAAGGCTGACCGCAAAGAAGCCGAACGCCAGGCGCGTCTCGACAAGGGCATGAAGTCCATCAGCGAGACGTTTCACGGCAAGGAGATTATGAAAGACCAGCCCGCAAAAATTGATGCGAAATCGTTGACCGGGTTAACGGGTGATCTGACCGGACAGATCGTCAGTGGTCCAGGCAGTGTTGGCACCGGTCAGACCGGCCAGATTGGCGACACCGGCTGGACCTATCGGGTCAGTGCGCTGCCTGCCGGTCATATGTCTGGCATGGCCGGCTATAATATGTACGAGGCCCTGGACCCGCAGGGCACCGTGCATGCTGCGCGCTTCACGCTCCCGGAGCTCGTGCAAGACATCGCCGGCATGGACTACATGAAGCCGACCGGCACCGGTCAGTTTGAAGCGGACCCGTTCGCGCCGATCAAAGACAAATACAAATCGAGCCTCACCGATCTGCACAAGGCGAACATCAGCAAAACCTACAACAAGGCTTTGGACGAAACTATTTTCGCCACCGCACGCGCCGGCCAGCGAGGCAGCACGACTGCGCGCGATGCGCTCGCCGACATCGGCGGCGCCAACTACGTGGCGCAGCCTGACGGCACCTTCAAAGAGGTCGACTACGGTCAATACGGTGACGCGAAAACCAAGATGGTTGGCGACATCGACAAGTCGCTCGGCGATCTCAACACGCAAATCCAGAGCGCGGAGGACAGTGCGGAAAACCAACTCTACATGACCGAGGACCCAGAGAAGGCAGCGAACGCTGCCAAGCAACTTGCCGCCAACATCCCCGCGGTCCCGCAGTACAACAGCTTGGGTGATCTCTTTAAGCCGCTCGTGATCGGCGCCACAGGTTTCTACAGCGGCTATCAGGGACAGAACTCGCTCAACAACGCAGGCTTCCCGACGAGCAAGTCGCCGTTTGGTTCAGGCTCAGCAAAAGAGAGCAGCAGCTAATGTGTGATCCCATTGGCATGATCGGGCTCGCGTTCTCCATCGGCTCACAAGTGATGCAGATGCAGGCGCAGCAGGACGTCATGCATAAGCAACAGCAAGCCAATGACGAGTGGCTTGCCTATCAGCGTTTCAAGGCCGATCAATTCGAGAAACGCAACGAGGCGAAACGCCAGCGGGCCGACGCTGCGCGCGTGAAGACGCTCGGCGAGCTCGAGGCGCCCAAGCAGCGGGCAGCGCAAGAGGAGGAGCAGGGGCGCCTCGAAGGCGAGATGATGCCGACCGTTGACGCGAAGACGGCACAAAGCGCGCAGAGCATCGGTGACCAGATACTCGGCGGTGCCGGCGCGAAGGTCGAGCAGCACTACGCGGACGCGCTCACCGATGCGACACGCAGCGCACGCGAGCGCATGAAAGACCTCGCCACCGTGGCGTCGACCACCGGCTCGCAATTCGGTTTGGCGAACCGCGCCAACTCGCTGCTCGGCGAGAGCCAGGACACGATCAAGCTGATGGGCGACGAACGTCAGGGGGATCTGATTGCATACGGCGTGGCTAAGGCGGTGGAGCCGGTGAAGTACGCAGTAGGCAGCGGCGCCGGCGCTGCAGGCGGCATTGCGCAAGGGCTCGCAGGCCTCGCCGGCAACAGGCTCGGCTCTGCTGCGGCACAAGTGTAGGAGGCGAACGTGGCTGCGATGACGATGGACGATGGTGGGTGGGGCGCGATCGCAAGCAACTTTGCGAACGCACTGTCGACCGATGCGCTGAAGCAGTCGCAAATCTACGTGCATGGCGCGCAGTACAAGAAGCTGCTGCTCGATGCCGAAGAGAAGAAGCGGCAGATGGACGCCGTGAAGGCGTCGATCGATAACTACCCGAGCCTGGTGCCGACGTTTCCCGAGGGGCCTGCAGCACCTGGTCGCCAGGCTCAGCTTGATGCCGTGCGCAAGCAGCAGATACTCGACAACGCCGCGTCATCGAACCTGGCGAAGAGCGCCGAGGACTACACCAAGGGTGTCTTCGGCACACGCGCTGCTGCTTCGATCGCCGGCGGCATACCGCAGTCGCAGTCTCAGCAGGACGTGATCCAAACCTATCTGAGCGGCAGCGGCATGAGCCTGCCGAACTATGCGGCCACGCCACACACCTATCAGCCGATGGACGCATCGGGCTCGCCGGTCGGTGCGCCGATCACCTCGCGCCGCATGCCCGAGGGACCGGCTGCTCTCGCCTCGCCGGTGAAGCCTGGTCCGACCAACCCGTTCGAGAACGCCGCATCGGCCGACCAGCGGCTGCTTGCGATGTCGCAGAAGGCACAGGCCGATCTTGCGGCCGGAAGACCTTCAACCTTGACCCAGGCCGAGGTCGAGGAGGCCGCGGTCCATCTGCAGAACCGTCACGGTGTGAAGATCGCGCAAGGCAAAGGCGCCGATGGCGCGACGACACTGACCGCAACGCGCGAGAACCCATATCCCGAGCAGTACAATCCGCTCGTCGAAGAGGTCGCGAAGCTAAACTGGTGGAGGGCTGAGCGTGCTGCCGCCGCCAGAGAAGGCCGGCCGATGGCGACGGCAATGCCGGCGTTCGTTCCGCCGGCCGCGCTGCCTCCTCCTGATGCGCGCACGGGTGGGCTGGTTGGTGCGCCTGTTGCGCCGGCTGCTGCAGCACCTGGTGCAGCCGCACCGCCCCCCGTAGCACCGCCGACTGTCGGAGGCCTCCCGGTCGGCGCCAATGCCGCGGCGCCGGTGCAGATCGCGGCGGGTGACGCGACACCGCTGCGCAAAGAGTTCACCGATCTCTATCCGGTGAAAAATTATTATCAGGCTGTCACGCCCTACAAACAGTTCGTCGCCAACATCAAGGTCGGCACGCCGCAAGCCGACGTGGCGATGATCTACAACCTCGCAAAGATGCTCGACCCGCAGAGCGTGGTCCGCGAGGGGGAGATGGTCATCTGGAGTAAAGCCGGTGGGCCATTTGAGCGGGTTAAGGGGCTCATCGATAATCTTACCGCCAGTAAGGCAAAGCTGACGCCAGACATCCGCGCCAAGCTTGCCGATATGGGCGAGCGCGTGATGAGTGAATATCACGGGGCGTTCAAGGACGCCGCGGACCACTACACCGAGCTCGCACAGAGCTATGGCATTCCACCTGAGAAGGTCGTGCCGAAGGTCCCCGACGACATACTGCGGATCGATCGCAAGACAATCTCGTCGATCACGCCGGCGGGCCCAGGTCCGAAGGGCGCGCCTGAGAAATCATCGCTCACGACAGCGCCGGCCGCGGCGCCTGCAGGTGCGCGCCCATCAGGTCGGACAATTCGCGTGCGGCCGGATGGAACGATCGAGGACGTGCCATGAACCTGCAATTGTCCGATGGCACGACGATGCAGATACCGGACGATGCCACGCCGGAAGCGATCCGCAATTATTCTGCGCGCGGTGAGGCGCACATCAAGGCGAACCCCGCGCCGGCGGCGCAGAAGGACAGCCCATACAACGTCGCCGGCGACAATGATCCTTACAGCGGAAACAACACTGCGCGACGGTGGGTGCGCAATGTCGTAACCGGTATTCCCGACCTGGCGATCGGTGGCGTGAACCTGGCTTTGTCAGACGAAAACCGCATTCCGTCCCTGGGGCAAAAATATGCCCAGGCGTTCGACATCCCCGAGCTCCCCCCGGACGCAAGCTACGGGCGCCACATTGGCGAGGGTGTGCTCGCAGCCGCACCGTTTGGGGCCGCCGGTGCCGTGCGCGAAGGTATCGCAGCCGCACCCGGTGTCGTGAGCCGCATTCTCCCAGCAGCCAAAGAGCTTCTGAAAAACACCGTGCTGCCGACCGTGACCTCTGACGCCGGCGCGCGTGTCGGCGGTGCGATCGGCGGCGAGAAGGGGGCCTATATCGGTGGCCTGCTCGGCGGTGCTGCACCGAGCGGTAAGCCGCTCGCTGAGAACCTGGTGCAGCGTCACTATACCGGCAAGGGTGATGCGAACGCTCCCGCGATCGCAGCCGCGGCCGAGCGGCTCGGCATCGAGCCAACCGCCGGCGCGCTCGGCAACTACGACATCCAGAAACGCGAGAACGCGCTCGCGGCGAACTACCCGCAAGGACTTGGTAGCCAAGCCGCGCGCGAGCAGCAGCGCGTCCGTAATCAGATGACCGGCGCCGGCGAGGACATCGCTCAACAGCGTGGCGCCACCGGCGCGAGCGTGGCCCAGGTCGGCGAGGACATCCGCGGCGCGACGACCGATCGCCTACAGGCCGACCGCGACTATTCGAGCGCCGGCCAGGAGAACCTGCAGCGCACGGTCGGTGATGCCACGCAGGTGCCGGTGACAGACATCATCACCACAGCAGTCCAAGGGATGAGCTCGCCGAACGCCACGGTGCCGATGCGCAATAGCCTGCGCTTCCGCCTGGAGAACCAACTCTACCCGCTGATCAATCGCCACCCCGATGGCACGCCGATCCTCGACGCGAACGGCAATGCGACGGTCCCGTATGGCGCGCTGAAAGGATGGCGCAGCGACCTGGGCCGATCGTTTGAGCAAGGCAATTTCCCGCGAGCGCGCGAGCTCTACGAGCCTGCGACCAATGCGATGGGTGACGCAGCACAGCAGGCCGGCGTTCCGCGCGGTGACTTCAATGCGGTGCAATCCTTCACCCGCGGTGTCGAGGGACCAGGCGGGCTCGCCGAGCGCGTGGCGCCCTACGACAAGGAGCCTGGCGCGGCTTACAACTACACGCTCGAAGGTGGACTGAAGAACCCCGATCGCGTCCAGACATTCGCCAACGAGACTGCCGGCGATCCGCGCCAGGCGAGCGTCTTCGGAAACTTCCTGGAGCAGAAGGTCGGCGACACGCTCGGCACCAACAGCGCGCAGGGCCCGAACAAGTTTGCGCAATTCGTCGAGAACGCGGACCCGCGCGCTCTCGACACGATCGCGGGCCCGCAGGCGCAGCCGGTGCGCGATCTCGGTACGCTCGCGCGCGGCGTCAACGTGCCGACAAGCCAGCGAGGGCTGAGCACCTCAACGGCCGGCGTGGCTCGCGATGCTACTGGCAAGCTCCTCAGCGCAGGAGTGCTTCATCAGCTTTTCTCCGCAATTGACCCAGCACTTGGGCCGGCAGGTGCGGGGCTCGGCTATTTTGCGAAGCCTGCGCTTGCGTGGGCTGAGAACCGCATGATGCAAAGCGATGCCGCCAAGCGCGGCCTCATCGGAGCTCCGATGCAGCATCAGCCGATGAGCATGTCCGAGCTCGTGCGTATCTTGAACATCATCGGCCAGAGCCAGCGATCGCAGGAGGCGCAGTGATGCCAACGCTCAGCGACTACCTGCTCGATCGCAACAAGCGGCTGCGCGCCAGGAACGCGATCGATCCCGCCAAGGGTGCGGACATCCTCGACAGCATGCGCGCGGCTTTCGGCAACCCAGACGGCACGCTCAAGCCGCTTGGAAGTATGGTGAAGGGCGAGCCGGGGTCGGAGCCATCGGGCGAGCCATCGTCACGGATGATGGGAAGCAGGAAGGGCAAGACGAAGTGGCCGAAGGTGGACTTCGCCGAGAACGATCCCGTGAAGCAACTCTGGCAGCAGAAGGGTGCGGAGATATACGGGGGCGCGGACACTGGTTTTGCAAATGCGGATGGCACGCTCAAACCGCTGCCAACGTCGACTGCTGCGAGCAGCAATGCGCCGCGGGAGAGCAGTGCTCGAAAGTTTCACGGAGAGAGCAGCTATCCGCCGCGACCGCCTGGCAATGTGCCGACCGGCATTCCCGAAGGCCTGGACCCGAAGGCGCGCAGCTATGCGGCGAGCATGCTCAAAGAATTTCCAGGCATACCGATCACCTCAGGCCACCGCGATGCTGCCGAGAACGCGCGCGTTGGTGGAGCTCGAGGATCGCAGCATATGGGTGGCAAGGCGATCGACATCTCGCTGCAAGGCCTCACCGAGACGCAGAAGGCTGCGGTGATTGATCACGCGCTCGCAAACGGCGCGAAGGGCATCGGCTACTACCCGAACAGCGACAGCGCGCACATTGATTTTCGCGCGGGTGGCAATGCTGCCTGGGGACCAAACTACTCGCGCTCCTCGCTCGGCGAGACGCCTGGATGGTTTCAGCAGCGCGCGTTTGCTCACCTTCGCGGTGATGCTCCACCTGCGGCGCCGGCGGCATCATCGCGCCCACCGCCATCAGGCAGCGTGACGAACGCACGGGGTGCGCCGATCGATAGCTCCGGTGCGATGGCAAAGCTGCAGTCGCTCGGCTTCAACGAAGCGCAGAGCAAAGCACTCGTCGGCAACATGATGGCCGAGAGCTCGCTGCGCCCCGCCAACTACAACACGAAGGAAGGCGCCTATGGGCTGATGCAGTGGCGCGGCGAGCGCTTCAATCAGCTTCAAGAATTTGCGCAGCAGAAGGGCACCTCGTGGCGCGATGCGAACACGCAATTGGAGTTCGTTGCGCATGAGATGAAGAACAACCCATACGAGGCGCAGCAGTCGCAACGCTTCCTGGCTGCGACGACCGTCCAGGACGCCAACGCAGGCCTCAAGGACTACATCCGCTATGGCGACGGCTCCGATAGCCGGCGCCTCGCCTATGCGGAGCGCGTGCAGGCGCCTGCCGGCAACGTGCTGAAGGCCGCGGTGACAGACGGGCCCCTGGCGGCGATCGAGAACGCCATCAAGGTCCCGACCGCGCAGGCCTCGCAGGCGACAGCGCGGTCCTACGCGCCCACCGGCGCACAAGCAGGGCCCCCGGTGCAGACGCTCCCGAACGGCGCCGGCTTCATCAAGAACCCTGACGGCTCGGTGCAGCTAGCACCTCGACCGGCCGCAGCACCGCCGGCAGCACCTGGGCCAGGCATACCGGAGTTCCAGGGTCCCTTCCCAGGCGCCGGCAACATCGGGCGCACCCCCACCGAAACCAATGTCGCCGGCGTGTTGCCTCACCCTGACATGGCTGGCCCGAACTCCGAGAGCGCCATCCGATCGTTCGCCCAGGGCGCGCAGCCTGGTGCGCCCCCGCCTGGCTGGACGCCGCCGCCGGCTCAGTCCGAGCCACTGCGCCTCACGGTGCAGAAGACAAGCCCACCGGTGGCGCCGCAGCCCTCGCCGGTAGCCCAGGCACCCCGACCTCCGCAAAGCGTGCCAGCGGGCGGCGCAGCCCCGGCAATGGGCCGCTCCAAGCTCGCCCAGCAGATCATGGATAGCTGGTTGCCTCACCCTTCCGGGGGCGAGCTCACGACCTTCCGCGAGCCGGCAACCGGCAACGAGATCATCACCGGCTCGATCGGCGGGCAGTCGATCTACCGCAACCTGGGGCGCACCCAGGGACAGCAGACCCAGGCGCCGGCTTCGCTCAAGCAGGCAGTGCAGCAGGCAGTCGCCCCGCCTCCGCAACCGGCAGCGCCACCGCTCCATCCGATGGAGCACCCGCTCCCCAGGCCGCGGCCGGCGGATGAGCCGTTCATCTCGCCCAGAAACACCCCCGGCGAGCGCTCGGTCGACACCTTGCCGGTCGACCTATGGCGGGGAACGGGCCAGGCGCCGCAGATTGACCTGGGGACGACCACCTACCCCAGGACGACGCCGCCGCCGTTCCCAGGGCCACGGGGCGAGCTCCCTGGGCCTCCTGGTGGCCTCGCGCAGGCAGGCGTCACGCCGCAAACGCCACCCCCGTTGTCAGGACCGGTTCCAGGGGCCCCAGGCCTGGGGGACCTGATGGCGCGTCCAGCCTTCCCAGGGCCGCGCGGGAGCCCCGCGGTGAACCCAGCGGCGATGATCCCGAGCACCTCTGGACCCGGTGCCTTGGTGGGGCCGGCGCCGGCACAGGCAGCACCTGCGCTCACACCGCCCCCGCCCCCGCCGCAGGCGTTCCTGCCGCCGCAGCTTCAGTGGTGGCAGCAGCCAGGCGCCTACGGTGGCGGCATGGGTGGTGGTGGGTTCAGCGGCTTCGGTGGCTTCGGGAGCGGCGACTTCGGCGGCTCGGGCTTCGCCGGCCTGGGCGGCTTCGGCGGCATGTAGAAAGGGCCCCTTTCGGGGCCCCGTCTCACCAGATGTGCTTGGGGTTGACCCCAGCTTTGATTTGGAAGGTTCGCCACCGCGCGTTGGCGCGGAAGTTCGCGATGCGGTGCAGCTTGGCGATGACATCCTTGTCGGTGATGCCGTGGTCATCGGCCACCTGCTTCACGGCGTCTCGCTCGTTGCCGCAGAAATCGCGGGTGGTGATGACTGCATCGATCGCCTGATCGATGATGTTGGCGGGGATGAACATTGTTAGCCCTCCTGGTTGGCTTGGTGGATCGCGTCGGCGAGCAGGTTGCCGTCCTCGACGGTCAGCATGCAACGGGACATCGGGTGGGCGCGCTCGTAGGCGCGAAGCTTCTGTGCATTCTTGAGGGTGGGGGCGGCGCGGTAGGCGAGAAGCAGCTTGGTCATCGGAGGCTCCTGTTTCTGGCCGGCGACCACCGCCGGCAGACCCCTTCTCTCATAGTGGTGTGCCATAGTCAACAGGGTGGTCTGTGGAAAAGCGAAGGCCCCACCGAGGAGCCCGCTAGGGATCGGTGAGGCCTAAGGGAACCTTAACAGCGTTGGTGGTCAACGCTGAGGCTTACGCGGCTCCGCTTTCGCTATAGCGCGATCCCGCCGGCGGATGAAAGCACGGATGTCGGACACCCGGTAGTAGGGCGTCTCATCGGGCGGGCAGCGGGTGATCTTGGGGCCGGTCCCCTTCTTGGCCCAGAGCTCCGCGGTGGGGATCGCGATCCCCACCCAGGCGCACATTCCGTGGCGGGTCAGCAGGTAGCTGGCCTGCATCGTGTTGGGGGCAAAGGTGAGCTCGGGGCGCGAGCGCGAGGGGCGCTTCCAACCCGGCTTGTGGCGATCGACGTTGCGGTCCTTGGGCATATGGCACCCCATATCCTCGTTGCAATCTCGTTGCAATTCTTGACCGAAACTAACCGTTTTGGGGCTCATTTAACCGTTCCTTCGTGTGTCGTGTGGGAGGTGAGAAGTGCCTGTGCCACAGGGGTTTCTGGGGGTTTTGCGAGATGGTTTTCGGTTCGCGTCACAATCCACAAGGACTTTCTAGTTATCGCTGTGCCGCAATGAGTTTCAGGGGTGGTGTGAGGCTCCGTTGCAATTCGGTTGCAATCTTTTCGGCGAGCGCGTCCTTGGCCTCGCCGACCTCAACGTCGGTCACCTTGGCGTAGTGCTTCAGCGTGATGGCGATAGAAGCGTGATTGAGAGCGCGGCTGACGTTCTCGATGCGGACGCCGGCGCGCAACATCCAGGTGGCCGCGGTGTGGCGCAGCGTGTGGATGGTGACGCCCTCGATGCCGAGCTTGGTCACCACGTTGTTGAACGCCACCCGCAGCGTTGCGTAGTCGAGCGGATAGCGCTCGCCGCGGACGTGGCTGCAGAGGTCTTCCTTCGTGATGCGGTGGATGAAGGTCTGGGTCCGCTGCGACACGAACGTGAACACGCGATCGGTCTTTGCCGGCGCGCCACCCTGGTGCTGGTGCTGGCGGCGCAGGATCGCGAGCTCGGCCTTGCCGAGCGTCTCGATCGAGCGCTTGCCGCCCTTCGTGCGCAGACGCATCGTCGGGTGTGCCATATCGAAGTCAACCTGCTCCCAGGTCAGGCTGAGTATCTCGTCGATGCGCTTTGCGCTCGCGAGCGCGAACCAGATCACGTCATGCAGGTCGGGGCGCAGCGCGGTGAGGATCGCGTTGAGCTCGTCCTTGGTCAGCACCCTGATCTCGTGCTCGTCGGTCTTCAGCGCGAGGTCGCCCCAACGGATCGGCGCGATCGGTGCCGCGTGATGCAGGTTGGCATAGTTGAGGATTGCCGCGAACGTGTGCAGCGTATTGTTGACGGTGCTGTCCTTCACCTTGCGGGTGCCGTTCACTGCGCAGAAGCGCTCGGTGTCGCGGCGCGCCTCGCGCACGCGAATGATGAGCGGCGCCTTGATGTCCTGCAGCAGAGTGTTCTCGCCGACCGCATCGCGCAGCCAGGTGATCACCTCAGGGCGCGGCTTGGCGTTATGGCGATCGCGCTCGTTCGCCCAGATGGCGCAAGCCTGGCCGAAGGTCATCGGGGTGAGGCCGAGCGCGACGTGATGCTTGGCCTGGCCGAGCACCTCTGCCTTGCGCGCGGCTGCGAAGGCTTCCGCCTTCTTGCGATCGGTGAGCAGCGTCTCGCCTGAGTACTGCTTGCCGTTGACGTTGAAGCGGTACAGCCAGGGGAGATCAGCGCCGCGGCGCTGCACCAGCTTGCCGGTGAGGATGGGGGCTTTGCTCATGACGGGCTCCTGAGAGAGTTGGGGCCCCGACCACCGGGGCCCCGCTGTGAGGGTTAGAATATCTTCGGGAAGCGCTGGGCCAGGAGCGCCGGCCCCTCCTTGATCTTGCCCGCCTTGATGTCGGCGACACGCTGGTCGGCCTTCAGTTCGAGCGCGCACTGCATGTCGCGGAGCGCCTCCGCGCGCTGCGCACGCTTCTCCTCGAACTCAGCGGCATTGTGCTCGTCGAGGATGGTGTCCTTGGCGAACAGAAAGTCATCGGCCTCGCCCGCGCCGTAGCCGAGGCGTTCGAGTTGGATCAGTGCATACTCGTAGCTGCACCGGGCGGCGAGGTAGTCACGCTTGATCTGGTTGTCAGTCATCTGAGGCTCCTGTTTTCGGGCCCGACCACCGGGCCACTGCGCATGGTGTGCCATATCCTGGCGACCTCGTCAACACCGAAGTAGCGCCGCTCGCCTGGCCCCCTAAACCCCTTGTGGCGCCATGCTATTTTGCCGGCATCGCAGAGGCCGCGCAGCGTCGAGTGATGCATGCCGAGCAGCCTTGCGGTCGCCGGCAGGCTCAGCAGGGTGCGATCAGCGAAGGCCTCGCGCACACGATCAGGCAGGTCATCCAGCCGGGGCTTCGGGTTCATGATCGGCATCGGCGGGCACCAGAGGGAGTTGGGTTTGCGTGAGCCTGGGCGGCATGCCGCACTGGCGGCGATAGTCGTTCACGATCGCGCGCATGATGGAGAGGCGCACCGCCGCGGTCCTGATGGCGATGCGCGGCGGCACCTCGCCGAGCCATCGCGGATAATACTTCTCGCGGATGTCGAGCTCGCGCTCGGCTTCACGCAGCTTGTCGATGATGGTGATGGGTTCATCAGGCATTGTCGTAGTCCTTCCTGACGTGAGCGAATAACCTGTCGAAGCGTTCCCACACAGCGAGCGCGCCGGCTTTGTAGGCGTGCTCCATCTGCCCGATGCAGTGCCAGTCAAGCTTCTCTTCGGGCAGCAATGCTTTGAAGCTTTGCCAACCGAGATCGTCGAGCTTTCTGGCTGCGTCCATCGGGAACGTCGGCGGGCTTGCGTCCATGTCGCGTCTCCTCCTGCTTGCGCTTGTAGGCCTGCATGATGGCGCGATCGTTCCACGACATCGGGTAGTACTGGACCGGCACCGGCAGCTTTTTCTCCTTCACGCGGCGCATCACGGTGTGGCGCGAGATGCCAAACAGCGTGGCGATTTCCTGCAGGGTCATGGCTGCGCGTCCTTCTGTCCCTCGAAGACGGCGCGTATCAACTGGACGGCGTTGCGCACGCCGCCATACGTCTTCGGTGCAGTGTCGTTGAGCGCGCCCAGCGTCTCGCTGTTTGAACTGACCCAGCTATCGATCTCGTCGAGCGACATCGAGGCGCGCACCAGGCCGACGAACTGCTCGCACCACAGGCGCAAGGCTTCTCGGTTTGCCTCCTCGTTTTCCTTCGTGTTGGCGATGAGCGCGGGCGGCTCCAGGGTGTAGGGCTCCTCGCGTGTGCGTGCGACCGGCTTGGCGATCGCGGGCTTCACTTCCGCGGCCGGCGGCTTGGGCCTGAGCGCTGCCGTGCCTTGCTCGCCGATGCCGTCCTTCGGCGGATCGTCCTTCGGCGTCACGTCCTTCAGGTTCTCCAGGTTCCTGATGTACTCCTCCGCTTCGTCATCAAACATCAGGCCGAGCAGCACCTCAGGCAGATGGCGCCGGCCCCAGATGCGCGCGCCCGCATAGGCGAGCATCTGGTCGGGCGTCTTGGTCCAGTACTCGTTGCCGGTCTTTGCCTCCGCGACGTAGAGCGTGAGAATGCGCGGGCTCGTCTCGCCTTGCACACGACCGCGCACCACGACATGGCGATCGTCGAGGTCTTCGTCGCCGTTGTCCTTCGGCTGGCCCTGGAAGTATTCAAAGTTCAAACGCTCGGCGAGATAGCCCGACGAGTTGAGCATCGCCTGCACCATCTTGCCGCTGTAGAACAGGCGGTTTTTGATGAGGCTGCACTCCCAGATCGTCGAGTAGAAATCGAAGCCGAAGCGCATGCAGATCGAGAGCACGTTGAAGCAATCGGCAGGCGACTTCTGAAACACGGACGGGATGGTGCGCGATGCGGATAGCTGCGTGGCGAGTTGCATCATCGCAGTCGCTTCGGTGGGTAGCTGCAGCCGCGGCTGCGTGATGGTGAGAGCGTTCATTGCGTCTTCTCCCTGATTAGTGCCTGGCAGGCGCGTGAATAGGGCCGTCGCCCCGACACGACCGACGCGCATGCAGCGCCGCTCCGTCCTGCCAAACATGCTCGGAGAGCACATCTCTGTGATTTGAAATTCAATGCACTGGGTCCACGCCTGCGTGTCCACACCCAGCATGCCGGGTGGTTGAACAGCGTTGAGAACCCAAGGGGGAAGCAACGCCCCCGCCTATTTCCCCGAAGGGTATTTTATTTGGCGGGCCACCCGACAAAGGTAGCCCTTGGGTTCTGGCGAAACCGCGCCGACTGTGTTCAAGCAGGCAGTGCGGTTGTGGGTTTAGCTCCAGATGTGTGGGCTGTCTACGTCATCGGATCTTCTCCCGTGTGGTGATGGCGCCGCTCTTCGAGCGTGTCACTGACATGCCGCCGTAGGTGACGGTGCCGACGTCATTGGGCATCATCTCCTTGATGGATTTTTTCGCGTCCTCGTGCAGCCTGTGCTCGTGTTTGGTTTCCGACCATTGCCGCATCTGCGCGATCATCAGCGGTCCCCAGTTGGGCATCGGCACGACCATCGCGAGGTCGATCGACTTCCAGAGATTGGGCGGCACGAGCTCGGGCAGCGGGCCGTTCGGCGGCGTGTAGGTTTCGCAGGCCAATTGGAACGAGCACATGCGCGCCCACACTTCGGCCTCGTAGGCCTCGTCGAACGTGATCTCGTGGCACTCCAGGCTGGCCCAGCGCAGCATGGCGAGTATGCCGCGCGATGCGCCGCGGCAGCGCATCTGCACCAGCACCTGCGGCGTGTACCACTTGATGTCCGCGAGCCGATCGCCCTCCCAGGGATTGAGCGTCTTGGCTTCGATCACGGCATCGTCGAAGGCGCGATAGCCGTCGAGCGTGCAGGATATTGAGGGAAGAGTTGGGTGTTTGACGAAGCGCTGCTGCTCGGTGATCTCGCCGACCTTGGCGCATTGTCTGATGATCACCGGCTCGCATGCCTTGCCGACCTGGACCGCGAGGTTGTCGGAGAAATCTTCCGGGGGGATTTGTCCGGTGCGCTCCTGCCAGAGCTTGAAGAGGTCGCCGGCGGTGCCGTTCACGATGACCGGCGCCTGTGATGCGGTGGTCATGAACTCGCGCAATGGCGAGAGGTGTGCGTCGGACATAGCTGCGCAACCCCGGTGGAGAGGGACGTTCTCGGCGATTTCCGTGGCTTCCAATTCCCAGGGGGCCGGTCGAAACGGGTCTTGAGGTGGCCCATGATTAGCGCGCGTCTAGTCCCCGCGCCGCGAGCTACACTGGCTCGCAAACTTTCAACGCATCAAAACTACGATCGTTCAGAAAATTGGTCAATCACGCTTGACAATCGTCAACCGCGCGGTTTCGGCCTCTTGACACTGCCCCTGTTCTCTCGGTAGTCGCGCCAAGAGCGGGACAACCTGCGTGTCAGAATTGTGAACAACGGGTTCCCGGTGCAACTTGGCACCGTTCCACGCAGGGTAGGGTTGTCCACAGCATTTGTGCCTGTGCGACAGTACTTTCTGACATCGCTGCAAGAATATTTTCAGAGCATGCACACGAGCGCGCGTCGGTAATCGGTGCCGGCAATTCAAAAATATACGTGTTGCCCGTGCCCCTAAAGCTTCCATTTATGGAGCGCCATGACCGATGCTCATGGCTTTCCCGAATATCAGGTGCTGACAGACTTCGAGGACGTGATCATCGTTCTCGGTGGCGTTGTGGCAGTCGCCAGGCTGCTTGAGCGCAGCGCAAGCGGTGTGTGCAATTGGCGCAATAACGGCGCGCGCTTCCCTGCCGCGTTCTTCCCGCTGATCCAGAGCGCGCTGCAGGAGAAGAAGTTTCTCGCCAGCAAGAAGCTCTTCACCTTCATCACCAGGCAACCCGAGGGGGACACTCCTCCGATCGTCGATGTCGCGTGAGGCAGCATGACGACGTGGCGACAGTTCAATCTGTTCAAGGGACCGCGCCAGCACGGTGACCTGCCGCCGTCACCGAAAGAGTTCAACATCCACGTCGCGATCGTCAAAGCGCTCAAGGTGAGCATCAGCAAGCAGTGGATATACTTTCACGTACCCAACGGTGAGAAGCGCGACCCGGTCACGGCAGCGCGCCTCAAGGCGATGGGCACCATGCCAGGCATGCCCGACCTGATGTTCATCGGACCAGGTCCCGCGGTGTTCTGCCTGGAGCTCAAGCGCGACAACAATCGGATGAGCGAAGCGCAGGTCGCGATGCACGCGCACCTGATGGCATGCGGCTGCGAGTACCTCTGCACCAACAGCTACGACGAGGCGCTCGCAACCCTGAAGTCGCTCGGCATCGTGCGCGCAACGGTGAGCGCATGAGCATACGCGCGCTGCAGGAACAGATCGGCGCGATCGAGAAGGTGCTGATCAAGCACTACGTCAAGCGCAAGTGGTTGCGCTCTGCCGTGATCCAGACGCACGAGCACACGCGCTGCCAGGAGTATCGATCGGGCCCGATGCTGGTGGTGACCGGCTATGAGCGCGGCGGTGCGCAGACGCGCTTCGGGTTGTTCGCCGAATTGGATGTGTTGAACGCCAGCCTGGCGCCCCTGGTGAAGCGCAAGCGCGAGCTCGAAAAGGACATTGAGGCGATCGCGGACGCCGCCAAGGAGGCCGCATGAACGACATCGTGCTCGACGTGCTCGACGAGATCGCGAAAGCGCGCAATGGCAACTACGCCTCAACGCGCGACTACACCAAGAGGCGCGATCACATTGGCCTCGCAGGCGAGATCACGCTTGGCGACAGGTATGGTCTGCCGGTCAGGCTGGTCGACATGCCAGAGGGTGATGGCGGCATCGACTTCACGGTGCCGCTCCTGTTCACGATCGACGTGAAGACCACGCCGGCAAGCAACCCTGGTCACCTGCTCGTCGAAGAGAACCAGGTGGTGGCCGATATCTACGTGGCGGCGCGCTACAAGACCTGCGCGACAGACGCCGAGCTCATCGGATGGGAATGGGCGAGCGCAGTGCGCGCAGCAGAGGTGCGTCCCTGGAACGGCGTGCCGCACCATCAGATGGTGATGTTGACGCGCGATGAGGGCGGCAAGCTGCGTCCGATGTCCGAGCTCGACAAGCGCATGGCGGTGCTGCGCCCTTTCTTCGCGAAGCAGGAGTGAAGCTGCGCATCAAGGTTGCGCCTGGTGTGAACCTGGGCGAGCTCGAGAAAATATTAGGGGAGGTTCAGATTAAATGAACGTTTCATGTGAAACAGCGGGGGCGTGATGGAGAACGTGATCCCGTTTGGCGATCGCAAAGGCAAGGTGTGGTGGGACCTCTGCATCAAGGGGTCCAAGGGCAAGATGATGCCCATCCACCACAACGCCATGATCGCGCTCACGCACGATCACGACATCCGCGATGTTTTTGCGTTTGACGAGATGCTGCGTGCCAACGTGATGACGCACGAGATCGGACGCATCGACTGCGTCGATCGGTGGGTCACCGAGAAGGATGTCGGTGATCTGTTGAAGTGGTTCCAGGCCAACGGCTTCCCAGGCATGGGCCTGGAGGTGGTCCGCTTCGCGATGAGCGGACGCGCGATGGAGAACAAGTTCCATCCCGTGAAGGATTACCTGAAGAGCCTGGTGTGGGATGGTGTGCCACGGCTGAAGACGTGGCTAAGCGTGTACCTGGGGGCCGAGCTCAATCCCTATAATGAGAACATCGGCCGCATGTTCCTGATCAGCATGGTGGCGCGCATCGCGCAGCCAGGTTGTCAGGTGGACCATATGATGGTGTTGGAGGGAGCACAGGGGATTTTGAAGAGCAGCGCGTGTCGCGTGTTGGGGGGAAGGTGGTTTTCTGATGCCCTGCCCGACATCACGAACGGCAAAGAGGCGAGCCAGCACCTGCGCGACAAGTGGATCGTCGAGGTGGCCGAAATGCACGCGCTCAATAGAGCGGAAGCGACGTTGTTGAAGAGCTTCATTAGCCGGCGCGATGAACGGTATAGGCCGAGCTATGGGAGGTTGGAGGTCCACGAGCCCAGGCAGTGCGTCTTCGTCGGCACCACAAACCAGGATGGCTACCTGCGCGATCCGACAGGCGGGCGAAGGTTCTGGCCTGTGAAGACCGGGGTGGCAGCGCCCATCAATTTGCGGCGCCTCGAAGAGGATCGCGACATGCTCTTCGCCGAGGCCGCGCACGAGTACCTGCACGATGGACAGTGGTGGCCCGACCAGGGCCTCGAAGACCTCATCAAGCCCCACCAGGCCGAGCGATACGCCGGCGACATCTGGGAGGAGACGATCGAGCGGTACGTGACACCCCTGCACAGGGTCACCAGCGAGGAGCTCGCCATCCAGGCATTGGGCTTCAGCAAGAAAGATTTGAGGCACGAGCACTCACTCAGGATCGCCTCCATCCTGCGTGACCAGAATTGGGAACTGAAGCGCACAGGACGAACACGATGGTGGTATCGCATCGGAAAGCCGTCACCAACCGTCACACCGTCACCAGCGGAGGACCTACCTTTTTAGCGGAAGCCGTCATGAGCCGTCACTTTGGTGACGGTGTGTCGGCTGTGACGGCT